GGCGGCCAGCCGGTGCCACGCTTCAGCAAGGTGTGCTGCGGGAGGGGCATCATCGCGGACTGAATGGTGACGACCGTCTGCTTCGTCGACTGGCCGGCCGAGCCTTCGCCGCGCAGATACGAGTTGTACGTGTGGTACGAGCTGCCCGTGTACGACTTGATCGCGGACTTCTGCTCCGCCGACCACTTGATCCCGTTGGCCTTCATGTAGGCGTCCTGGGCTTCCTGCGCCTGGCTAGCGTTGGCGGCGTGGAATGCCGACGCGGGCAGGCTTTCGTCGTGCGGGCCCGGCCCGGCGAGCTTCTGCACCTTCTGGCCGGGCTCCAGCGTCACACCCTTGGGCAGGTCGATCTCGCCGGACAGCTGCTTGACGACCTTGCTGTCGGGGGTGGAGTGGGCTTCCGCGTACTGCTTGCCTGCGGCGGTGCCGAGCCAGTCGGTGATCTTCTTGTGGAGCATGCCGGAGTTGCCGACGCCCAGGTTCTTCGAGTGGGTCTCGTCGATGGTCTTGAGGACCTGGTCGACGGACAGCCCGTCAGAGACGGTCTTGCCGTGTGCGGCGGCCAGGTTGACGAGGTTGCCGAAGATGTCCTCGGCCGGGTCGGCGAGGTACTTGCCGGAGGGCATGGCCTTGAAGTCGCTGGTGATCTGCTTCTTCAGGGGGGTGGGGATGTGGGCGATCGAGGAGTCCCCGCCGCCGAGCTTTACTGGTTCGGCCGGGCCAGCGTTTTCGATCTTGGAAGTTGATGAGGCCGAACTGGGAGAACCCAGCTTCTCCGCCTTCTTCTCCGACGCCGTCTGGTGCACGACGGCATGCTTCGGGCCGACCTTCGCCACCATGTAGTGCTTCGCCGTGTGCGCCTTGCCGTAGTTCGGGCCGGAGTAGCCGGAGGTCTTGTAGTAGCCGGACTCGGCGGCTGCCGCCTTGACGGCCGGGGCGTCCAGCTTCGGCAGGGACCGCTTCTTCAGCCCCACATCCGTGCGGATCTTGTCGAGGCGGGCCTGCGCCTCCTTGTGCACCGAGGCCGCCTTCGACTCCAGGACCTGCCGGTGCATGACCGCGTTCAGCCAAGCCTTCTTCTCCGGACCGGCCAGCTCGAAACCGGTCTCCGGGTCGGTGGGGACGTTCAGCTTCGCCGTGTGCTCCTGCGCGTGCGCGGTCGCGAGCATCCCGGACAGGGCCTTCAGGTCCCCGAGGTTCTGCGTCAACGGCGCGTACTCGGGGTGGGCCTTCATGTCCTGCTTCTGGGCGTACGTCTTCACCCCGTACAGGACAGCCTTGCTGGCGTGGTCGGACCACGCCTTCGAGTAGGACTCGCCGATGGTGGCGACGTCGTAGTCGGACAGCTTGATCGGCTCGGCGGGCGTCTCGGTTGCCGTCTTCGCTGCGGCGTGGAACTGGGCCTCCGCTTTGTCGAGCTTCTCCGTGGTCTGCGTCAGGGTCGTGTCGAGGTACCCGTGGGACTGCTTGACCAGCTGGATGTGCTTGACGATGACCTTCTGGTCCTGCGGGGTCAGCTTCGCGCCGGTGATGCTGTGCCCGGAGTCGGCGATGGCCAGGTGGTGCTTCTCGAAGTGCTCGAAAAGCTTCTTCTTGTTCTCCAGGGTGGCGTAGTGCTGCGTGGACGAGTTGACGAGGCCCTGGTACTTCGCGGAGATGGCAGGCGAGGATGCTTCGAGGCCCGGGTACTCCTTCAGCAGGGCGGCGGCGTACGCCTTGCCCTTCACGTTGGCGTCTTTGACCTCGGTGAGGCTGAGGTTCACCTTCGGGTTGACGCCTGCCTCGCCGAGCAGCTCCTTGGCCCGGTCGGCGATCTGCGCGTTGCTCATGTCGGCGACGGCTGGCGCGTTGGCCTTCTTCAGCCCGGCGTGCACGGCGTCGTCGAGCTGCTTCTTCGCCAGGGTGGCGGCGTCCTGAAGCTGGGTGAGGTGTTCGGGGCTGGTGTCGACCGGGTGTGTGAGCAGGTGCTGCCGGTACTTGATCAGGAACGCCTTCTCGACGGGACTGATGTCCGGGTCGGCCAGCTTGGCGTTGACCTTGTTGAACGCCTTCTCCTTGGCGTTCTTGACGGCGTAGGCGTGCAGGTTGGCGGTGGCCACCTGCTCGAAGTGCTGGATGGCCGCGAAGACTTCAGGCTGCTTGAGCACGGAGGCGGGCGCGCCCTTGGTGCTGATCTCCGCGAGGGTCTTGGCGGTGACTGCGGCGTTCTGCGCGAGTTCTGCCGAGTCGGGGTTTTCCGTGAGGTCGGCGGCCTTCTTCGCGACGAGGTAGGTCGAGAAGACGCCGGTATTGGCGGCCAGCTCCTTGGCCTGGGCCTGGGTGACGGAGTGGTCGTGCAGGTGGGTGGAGATCCCGATTTTCGCCGGGGGTGCGGCCTTGTCGGCCGGGCCGTGAAGGGCGACCTGCTCGTTCTTGCCCAGGTGGATGCTCGCGCCGCCCGGCGGCTTGATGACGTAGTGGCCGGTGCCGGATCCGATGCCGGTGACCTGGGAGAGCTGGGCGTGCTTGTCGGAGTCCTCGAAGCCGATGACGTGTTCGACGCCGCCGTGGCTGATCTTCACCAGGCCGTGCTTCTGGATCTCCGTGACGAGACCCTTCGGCGTCACGTGGGTGACAGCTGCTTCCGGGGTGAGCTTCTCGGCCTCGGTCGTGTGAGCCTTGGCCAGGCCGCCCTTGAACTTCTGGAGCAGCTCCTTGGTGGCGGCGATCTTCTTCGGGTCGAGGAACTTCGTCGTGCCCTTGGCCAGCTCCGCGACGATCTTGGACTGGATGTCGGGGGGCAGCGCCGCGTACTCCTCGGCGGACAGCTTCTGGTAGGCGGCCAGGTGGTTCTTCGACCAGGTCGCGCCGGGGGCCTCGCCCTTGGCCATGGCGATGGCTTCCTGGACGTGCTTGGGAAGGTCCTTCGGCTTCTCGCTGGCGGGGATCTTCGCGCTGGTGTGCACGGCCGTGGCCGGGGTGGCGATGTCCGACAGCTTCGCCGGTTCGACCTTCTTGCCGTTCTCGTGCTTGGTGACCGGCAGCGCTCCGACGACCTTGAAGCCGTTCTGCTTCTGCGAGCTGGTCAGCGGGGTGGCGAGGGCATTGGCCTCGGACTTGTGGAAGCCCCACACGACGACCGGCCCGTCGTGGCCCTTCTGGACCAGGCTGGCGTGCGTGTAGTCGGCGGTGCTGGTGCGGGTGATGGTCTCCCCGTTGTGCACCACCGTGTAGGTGTGCTTCGGCTTGGCGGCGGTCGTCTTGACCTTCTCGCCGAGCGATTCCGTCTTGGGCGGCTCGGGCGCGGCAGCCTTGGCGGCGGCCTTCTCGATGCCCTCCTTGACGTTGCCCGACTTCGCCTTCTCGTGGTGGGCGACCATCTTCGCGACCAGCGGGGGAAGGCCCGGCTTGCCTTCCTTGATGTGGTCGGCGATCTCCTTGTGGAACTCGCCGATGCCGACGCCGTTCGCGCCGTGGCCGAGGCCGGGCATCTGGTCGGCGTGGGCCTGCTTGAGGGCGGCCTGCGCGTAGGCGTTGACCATGGCCTTGAACGCCTGGTGGTCTTCGACGGTCCCCTTGGCCTTCATCTTGTCGAAGGCGTCCTGGAACATCGCGGTGCCGCTGGCCTTCTTGACGCCGGGGATGGCGTCGTTGATGGCCACGGCTGCTTCGGCCTGCGCCTGGCTGGTGACCTTGGTCGGTGACGGGTGCGTGGTGGGCGGGTTTTCCAGGTCCTTGAGGGTGACCTTCTGGTAGACCTTGCCGCTCGGCGCGGTGATGGTGTCGGGCTTCTCGGCGAGCTTGGTCAGCAGGTCGTCGGCCTTCTTCTGCTGCGGCCCGAACCCATCCTTTTTGATCTTGAGCAGTTCGCCCCGGATCACGGCCTTGTCATCGTGCGACAGCCCGTTCCACTGCTCCGGGGTGATCGCGGCGGCCTTGTCGAGCTTGTACTGCGGGGTGACCTTCTCCTGGGCGATGACGAACGCGATGCCCTTCGACATCACCGTCGGCTTCTTGCCCTTCGGGCCCTTCTCCCCGCTGTTCTGCGGGATCGCCTTGACGGCCTGCCCCAGGCTGATCTTGCCGGGCTCCTTGACGTGCACACCGGCAGCGTCGGAGACGGCCTTACCAGCAGCGTGGGCCTCGCCGGTGGCGGCGTTGGCGGTCTTGCCCGCGTTCGGGTGCTGCTTGGCGACGATCGGCTGGAGCAGCTTGTGGGGGATCGGCTTGCCCTGGGCCTTGAGGGCTTCGATCTTCTTGATGCGGGTGTGGTTGGCCTTCTCGACGCGGGCGGCTTCCAGGGCGTGCCAGGCGGCCGGGGAGACGGAGTGCAGCGTGCCCTTCCAGCCTTTGCAGGGTCCGGGGTGCAGCGGGTTCAGGCAGGCGGTGAGGGTGCAGGTGTCGTGGGCGTCGTCGTCCTGGTGGATGGCGGCGAGGACGGTGGAGGCGATGTTCTCCGGGTTGTAACCGAGCCTGGCATCAACGGCACCGGCAGCGGCGATCAGGGAGCAGACCTGCTTGACCGGCTCCAGGGCTTCCTGATCGATGGTCGCCTTGACGAAGAGGGTGGCCTTGCCGTTGCCCTTAGGACCCGGCGTGAAGTCGATCTTGACCAGGTCTTTCAGCTCCATGCGGGCATCCTACGCGATCGTTTTCGATCATGAGCCTGTCCCGCGCCGTCCCGTCTTGTCCCGCCTAGGCCCGGCCCGCATCCTTCAGCGTCTTGTTCTCGGCCGCCTTGTGCTGCGCGGCAGCCTTCGCGGCCTTCGCCTTGTGATACGCAGCCCGCTGCGACTTCGACATCTTCGACATCTTCGCCTGCTCCCGGCGGCGGGCCAGGATCGCATCGGCGCGCTTGCCGAGCGAGTCCTTCTTCCGCTGGTCCCGGTCACGCTGGCGCTGGGCGCGCCGGTCCAGGACGTCCTGCTGCCGGGTGTCCTGGACGCCGGTCCGCTGCGCCTTCACGTTGTCGCGGGCGGCCTGCTTCAGCGTCTGCTGATGCTTGCCGAGCGCCTTCGCGTAGTCCCGGACGGCGCGGCGGGCCATGGCCGCCAGCTTCGGGTTGGAGACGGCGTTCTGGGTGGCGACGGCCTGCGCCTGGGCGATGGCCGTGGACAGGCCCTTGACGGCCACCTGCGCCTTCACGGCCGGGTTCTGCTTGGTGGCGTCCTGCTGGCCGGGTTCGGTCTGCCCGCGCTTCTGGCCCTTGCACAGGCCCGGCTTGTGGGTCTGCATGCAGAACTGCCCGTCGGTGCACACCTCCTGCATGAGGGTGATCGAGGCGGTCATGTTCTTGTAGCCCCGGTTCTCCATGCTGGTCGGCTCGCCTTCGACCTCCAGCAGCATGGTGCAGCGGCAGTTGATGACCTCCTGCGGCGGGCCTTCCGGGTCGTGCGGGTACATCATGGCGAAGCCGCCGACGTCGAAGGGCTGCCCCCACGGGACGGTCTGCCCGTCGGCCTTCACATGGTCGGGGCGGGTGCGGTGGTCCTCGGTGGCCAGCCAGCGCTTCACGTACGAGGTGTCCGGGTCGCTCTCGACGAGCATGGAGAAGGCGTCGTACAGCCCACCGTTGTAAGCGCCGACGACCTCGGTTCGTGCAACGGTGCGGGCCCGGTCCTTCCACTTCTTGGCGTCGGTGGCGTCGAACAGGGCTTCGACCTGGGCGGTGACGTCGGGGATGCTAGCCCCGTTCGTGGTGGCGGAGTCGATGATTTGGGCGACCGCGCCGTACACCTCGTCGGGGACGGCCTTGAGCCGGTTTTCGCGGGCGGCGATCCAGTTGCGGACGAACGGGCGGGAGTTGAACAGGGTGCCGTCACCCAGCAGGTCCTTGTATGGCGAAGCAAGCACTTCGCGGGCGACATCCTCGGAGTACTTGTCGGCGAGGGCGTCCCACTTCGGGGTCTGCGAGAACACCGACATGGGGTCGGGGACGAGGCCGAGCTTCGCGACGCCTCCGGCGAACATGGCCGCCTTCACGGCGGCCAGCCACTCGACCATCATCTCCAGGTAAGCCTCATACAGGGGCGGCTCGTACTGGGCGAACACTTCGACGGCGGCCTGCTTCTGCGCGGCGGCGTCAGGTAGTTGCTGCGGCACGCTTCACCCCCACAATCCGAGCCGCCAGGAGGCGGCGGCGACGGCGACGTCTACGAGCGAGCAGCAGGCCAACAGGGTGAGGATCGTTCGGCATCCTGCGCTCGTCATTACTCTCTGTACTAGATCGCGGGTGCTGGGCCGGGAATCAGGGCACCCGTACTCGCGAGTAACCCTCTTTGTCCCGTATGTCGTTACGCTGCGTGGAACCTCGGGACCAGGGATGACCGGCACCAGGAGCGGCGCGGCGTGCCTGCCGACGTACATCACAACTCGCTCGCCGTCTGACGCATCTCGCGCAGCGCCCGGAAGGCGTCACCCAGGGAGTAGTCGCCGTCCTCCTCGATCTGGTCGGCCCAGTAGATCAGCCGACTTTTGAGGGTCTGGATGGTGGCTTCCTGTTCGCGCAGATTGTCGCGCATCTCCGCGTCGTTTTCGATCATGGTGCGAGTCCGCCCCGAGCATGATGCAGGGTCGCCTTCAGCAGCTCCGAGTCGTGGACGACACCCCGGGTCAGCAGCTCCGTGCAGTACCCGCCCAGCAACTCCTCCATGGCGTCAGGGTCGACGCCCAGCATGGGGGCCTGGTCACGGATGTGGGTCCACGCACCGGCCAGCAGAGCAGGTGCGCGCTTCTGGTCCGGAACGACCCGGGTGTGCAACTCATGTTTCGGCACCGAATACCGGGCGCGCTGCGGGCCGGGCACGAGACGCCCACCGGCGATCTCCATGGCCCGGCGTACAGCACTGTCGGCGGCGTAGAACACCTGCGTGTCGAACAGGTCGGAGCTGATCGCGGCGGCGAGCGCGCCGAGCTTCTGCTTCTTGGGCGGGCCGACGTTGCCTGCTTCGGCGTCGGCGACCGACGGGAACTGCGGCAGCCCCTTGGCCCCGGCGTCGGCGGGTTCGGTTCCGGCGGTGTCGTAGCCGGGGTCTCCGGGCATCAGGTCGCCAGGCTGGGCTGGCGGGGCCGGTGGTGCGGGGAGGCTGATCCTCGGCAGGCCGAGGATCTTCTGTACCTCGGGGTCACCGGCGTAGGCGGGCTGGGCCAGCACGAGCGCCTTGACCAGGTTGTACTCCAGCTCCTTCGCGTCGGGGGCGTCGTCGTCGGTGAAGGCGGCGTTGTCGCGGGCCGCCTTGGCGCTGATGTACTCCTTCTCCGCGTACTGGAGGGCCTGGTCGGAGCGGTTGGGGCGGACGGCGAGGGCGGCGATGTCGAACCAGAGGGTTTTCTTCTCCGGGTCTTTGACGCCTGCGGCTTTGAGGGCGGGCTGGAAGTAGCCGATGTTGAGGGCGTCGGCGAGCTGGATAAGCAGCGGCTCGATGTGGATCTTGATCGAGGATTCCTCGATCTGCCACCCCGACCAGTGGTTCGTGCCGCCCATACCCGTCAGCACCTCGGGCGGAATGTCCAGGCTCATCGCCATCCGCCGGACGGCCGCCTCACGCATCGCCGTGATGTGCTCGGAGATCTGCGAGTCGAACGTCAGATGCTTGATCTTGTCGAGGGCATCGACCGCCACCTGCAAGATGATCGGCACGATCGCGGCGGCGTTGTCGCGCTGCTGCAACGACGTCGCCATCGTCTGCTGCAACAGCTGCGAGAAACCCTCGATACCGGTCGGCTGCGGGTCACCCGGATTGGCCTGCGGCTGACGCGGGAAGTCGATATTGTCGGGCAGCAGCAGGATCCCGGCACCGGCCAGACGCGAATCCAGCTCGGCGAACACCCGCTTGGTGCACTGCTCCAGCTCCCGCAGCACCGGCAGGATGGCCCGGACGGTGGAGTCGGCGGCATCGTGGCGGCGGGGGTGCGGATTCCAGCAGCGGATCAGCAGGTCCTTCGCCGCGTCCAGCTTGTAGTTGCCGCCCCCGTGGGTGATGGACCGGCGCACCATGATGTCGTCGCCCCGGCGGAACACCTCCGACGAGGAGCACACATACCACTTGTCGGTGCCCCCGCCCGGGTCGGCGGTCGACTTGTAGCCCTCGGCGACGATGAACACGTCCCCGGCGGTCATCATGTTGATGCCCATGAGCCGCTGCGCCTGGGCTTTCGCGGCGGGACTGCCGAACATGGTTTCGGCGATCAGCTTGGCCTGGTCGTCGGTGGTCTCGTCGCCTACGGTGCCGTCGTCGGCGATGTCGGCCGCGTACATGCGGCACCGGGAGATGGCGTTGCCGATCCAGTTGACGACGAACCGCATCTCACCGCAGATGTCGTAGTGCCGCCAGGCTTCCCACTGCCAGCGGTGGTCGCCGAGCTTGAACATCTGCCAGGAGGCGGCGTCACCCAGGTTGATGGGGACGGCGGCGGCCAGCAGCGCGTTGGCGGGGCGTGTCCCGGGGCCGTCGATACCTCCGGCGGGCTTGGTTTTGCGGGTCAACAGCCCCACTCGGTCACCCCTTCACACGGCCCAGCGCACCGGCCGTAGCAGACATGGCCAGTCCGAGGGCGGGCACGAACAGCCACGGCGTTTGGCCGTAAGCGTAGATCACGGGGGCGGCGGGGATGGCCAGCCAGATGGACATGCACCAGGGGCACAGCATCAGGTAGGCGAGACGCTGGTGTTTGCGTTCGACGAGGGCTTCCACGAACGGGTCGCGGATGGGCGCGGTGATGGTGTCGGAGGTTATGAGCAGCACGACGCGGGCGAACGCCAGCAGGTAGATCACGTATAAGACAGAAGAGCCGGGCATGGCCACCATCGTAGGTGGTCAGCCCGGCTCTTCGGGTGTACGGGGAGCTAGGTCAGTAGACCTCGTCGTCGTCCGGGTCGTCGTCGTCCTCGACCTCGGGCTTCTCGTCGAACTGCGGCTCGCCCATCTCCTCGGCCGTCACGACCCAGTCGGAGGACTTGCCCAGCTTCGCGGCGACCGCGGCGGCCAGGGCGACGACGTCGTCGCCCTCGAACACCTGCACGGCGACCTTGGTGGTACCGGACACAGGGACGGTGACGGTGTGGTTGACACGGGCGGGCAGCTTCTCCAGACCGGCGTTCTCCAGGAACGCCTGCGCGTCCTGGTAGCCCCAGCCCTGCTCGGTGACGCCCTCCTTGAGCATGTTGCGGATGCCGTCCTTCAGACCGGCGAGTCCGGGGATGGAGTCGTTGGCCTCGGGGGCGTCGGCGGGGCCGGAGAAGAAGACGGGCTCGGCGGTCGTCTTGACGTGGTAGACGTTGTCGTACTGGTCGCTGTAGATGTTGATCTTTCCGGCGGCCAGGACCCGGGACAGCTCCTGCTGGAACAGCTCCAGGGCCTCCGCGCGGGTGTGGGCGGAGATGCGGCGGCCGTAGTCGCCGGTGATCGCCACACTGACCCGGTACTCGGAGCGGCTGGTGATCGGGTCGGCGCCGAGCTGGACCAGGCGGGTGTTGACCCAGTCGCGGTCGACGCCGCTGTACTTGGCGGCCGACTTGGCGGCCTGGGTAAGGGCCTTGCGCAGGTCGTTGGCCTGAGTCGCCTCGGTGTAGGCGTCCTTGTCGCTGGTGTCCATTGGTTCCTCCTCCGTTGGACTTGCTCTGTCTGCTTACAGCATACACACGCTTGACGTTCCGCGCAAGTGGCGAGAGCAGGACTCGAACCTGCGGCCTCCGCCTTTTCGGGGCGGCGCTCTTCCGTCTGAGCTATCTCGCCATGGATCCCCTACGGGGAGGTTCGCTACCGGCCCGGCTTCAAGCCCGTGATCTCCACCGGGGCCTCCTCACTCCCGCGATGGTGCTGCGGTTCGACCGTAGGGGCCAGTCATATCCCCCAGGGGCTTACGCCCAGGGCGCTGGGAGAAGCTTTTCATGATCAAAAACGTCGGGAGATGACGCTCTTGCTGGGCAGCCTATGGAACAGGTGACGCGGATCGTCCTGCCAGCCGAAGCAGGCCAGACACGACGATCCGGTCCAGGCGTCGGGAACACAACCGTGGACGGTGTCGGTCCCCGCGAGCGCGCCAACCTGGACGGTGGCGCCACCGGCGAGCCGCACGTAGCGGGCGGGCAACTCGACCTCAGCGACGGCGGTCACCGGGGGTCCACGTGCTCGGAAGGGCAGGCGCCTTCTCCGAAATCAGGGTCGCCGAAGTTCGGGCAGCTCGGTTCCCGGCATTTAATGTCCGGATTCGCGGGGGTTTCGTCGGATCCTGCGGGGTGTTTCCCCGTGTTTTCTGGCACCCGTACCGGCGAGTAACTAGGCATGTGACCAGTGCAGCGCATCTCCGGCCACGAGCATGAGCCACCGTGCAGCCACTCCGCACCAGCGTCCAGGCCGAACAGCACCCCAGACACCTGCGGCACCTCCGAACCTCCGGCACCCCAGCGCAGGAAGTGCTCCACCTCCCGGTCGAACTGCGCCCACGTCTCCGTACCGCCCGGGGCGTTCTCCCCGTGCATCCGCAAGTGCAGCGCGAACTCCAGCAGCCGGTGAGCCTCCTTGGCCGACTCGTGGTCGGCGGCCTGACGCGCGATCAGGTCAGCACGGTCACGGACAGCCCGGTCGAGGCGAGCGTTGACGCTGATCAGGGCTTTCTCGGCGTGCGCCTGCTTACGCTCGGCGCGTTCCTTGGCCATCGCCAGCTTGGCGAAGTCCATGTCGATGAAGGCGTCCATGGCGTCGCTGAGGCGCTTGCGGGCCTGCTCCTTCCAGTCGATGACGGACGGCTCGTCAGTGGTCACAGCCCGGCCTCCTTCCGGTGGATGTCCCTCACCACAGCCCGGCCTCCTTCCGCTTGATGTCGTCCTCACGGTTCTTGTCGATGTAGGCCGAGACGACGGCCACCGTGACCGCCTCCACCAGGAAGGCGATAACAGGTAGCAGGATCAGGATCTGGAGCAGCAGGATCCAGCTCACGCGAGCCTCCCCACGAGCAGCCGCACCGACATGGCCGCGTACCGCCTGGCCAGCCGGAACTTGCCCCGCTTCACCGAACGGGCAGCCGCGACCATCGGGCAGCAGTCCTCGGTGCTCTTCCCGTCACGGCGACCCGGGTAGACCGGCTTACGCCCGTGCTGCGGCTTCACCTTCTGCGGGTTCTTCGGCTTGCGGTTATGCGACGAGGACATCTACTTGCCCTTCTTCGGCTTGATCGCCTTGACCTGCTTCTTGTCGCCGTACTTCGGCTTCTGCACCTTGCCGGGCGGCGTCGTCGACTTTCCGGCCTTGTCGACGGAGCTGTTCTTCAGCCCCCGATTCCACCAGGCCACTACCGGTGTCCCTTCTTGGGGACGAAACGCTTGGCGAGGGTTGCCCGCTTGGCGGTGCCCTTCTTCTCCTTGCGTTTCATGGCGTCGGCGATGAGCTTCAGCACGTTCTTGGGCGGGTTCTTACCCACTCTGACCTCCTTCTTTTGCGGTACGGCTGTAGGCTGCCAGACGACGACTCCACGCCGTGGCCTCGGGGGTGTCCCTAGGTGCCGTCTGGCAGCCCGCCCTAAGCCAGTCCACGTCTGGTCGACACCGGCTTCGGACAGCACGTGCAGGCGTCGTAGGACCGTCGTCCTGACCTGCTCGTGCATCAACGTGAGGACGGGAGGGCTCGAACCTCCGACCGAGCGCGCTCATCCCGTTGAGCTACGTCCCCTTGCGTGAGAGGCGGGGTCATGGACTCGCCCGCCTCTCACTCCCGTAGTGCTGGTCGGGATCGCCAATGCCCCCTCCAGCAATTCGCGGGTCGTGCACTCGCCTTTCCGAGCGGTCAGCACCTTTTGTTCCCGGTGCCGGAGAAGTGCCATCCCCGCCCCGTACGTCGTGCCGGGTTGCAGTTTCCCGCTTGGTCCCGGTCCCCTCACGTACGAACGCGGTGGTCACCTCGTGATGCTGGACGGAGTCGAACCGCCGACCTCACGCCCGCGGGGGGCGTGCTCTCTGCCACTGAGCTACAGCATCCATCCCTTGCTCAGGGGGATGGCGTCGGTTAGCGGCGAGGTGAGCATCGGTCCACGCGACAACGCGCGGCCGTCCTCGTCGTTCCTTCGCGAGGGGAGAGCAGGACTTGAACCTGCACACACCGGGCTATGTTCCCGGCGCCTCTACCAGTTGGGCTATCTCCCCGGGTGCCCGTCTTTCCGGGCTGTCATCCGGGTGCATCAGGCCCGGAGGTGGCGAGCGGTCCCGCCTCATGCGGTGGTGCATCAGGGGTACTTCGGGGTTCGTCTCCCTCGGTTGCCCCTGCTTGCCCGATTTTCGTCTCCGTCAACGCCACGGCTGGCGTGCACAACTAGCTCACGGGCTTTTGCTGGTCTTGGTGGGCTACTGCTCGTCCCAGGGGGTTTCGGGCGGCACCTCAGTCGTCTCGACCTGGGCGGCGTCGGGCAGGGAGTTGTACGGGTCGTGGATGCGCTTGGTGGCGGTGGTGGCGACCTTCACCGGGACCAGGCGGACGACGCCTGTGTTGTCGTTGCGCGTGGCCGTGTAGTGCGCGCCGGGCGGGACGATGCCTCCGAGGTTGATGAGGCCGTTGTCGTCGGCCACGTGCAGCGTCAGTTCCACAGGGGTTCTCCTCAGGGTGCGGATATCTCGGGCGGTGACGGAGGGGACCGGTCCGACGGCCCTCCTTGAGCGCCTACGGGGGCATGCGCTCAGGTTGACAGACCGAAGGAGGTGTGAGGCCTTACCGGCCCCCTCCGTCTACTGTGACCCTACACCATCCGCACGGGGATCTCAGCCTCGCGTACAGGTGGCGTTTGCGGGTCACGCCGGGCCAGGATCTCGGCCCGGAGGTGGGTGAACAGGTTGTCCCAGTCGCAGTCGGCGGGGGTGCCGTCGAAGGCGAGGTGGGCAGTGCTGGCGGCGAGCAGGCCGACGAGCCAGGCCCGGTCGGAGTTGGTGGCGGCGTTCTCACCCATCAGGGTGTCAGCCATGGGGCTGCGGTACCAGGGGGTGCTGACGCCGCTGAAGTAGTTCAGGTACGTCTCCTGGTCGAGGGTGTCGAGGCGCAGCGCCATCAACCGCGCGTCACGGCGGTTGATGGTGTCGGCGATTCCGGCGTCCATCAGGACCTCCGGGCGCGGCTGGGGCGGCGAACCTCGCCGGTGCAGTCGGGCATGTGGGCCTGGATCTTCAGGACTCCGCAGCACGCGCGCCTGTCCTCGGGGGACGAGAGCGCTATGACGGGAGTGAAGGGCCGACGGTCCTCGGCGATTCCGGTGTCCATCAGCCGACCACCTTCGCGAGCTGGTGGCGGGAGACGCGCTCGGCGGTGTCGGAGCCGTCGAAGACGACCCAGACGGTGTCGGCATCTCCGGCGGGTACGCCGTTGAAGGTGTCGCCGTGGAAGGTGCCGTACTGGTTGCGGCGGCGGTGGCGGATCTGGTCGCCGGTGGTGAGTCGCATGCCTGCCTCCTTGTTCGATCTGTCGTGTTCCACGTTAGTCGCCGTGGCGGCCTCTGTCAACCCCCGATCTACAGGCGCGTAGGTTTCCGCTTGACATCTGCGGATCATCGGTCACGCTGGAAGTGGACATACCGACTGAAGTCGCGGGAGGGCGCGAGATGGAGACGCTGGAGAAGGACACGATCGAACGGCCGGTCATCGACTCGTGGCGGCGTACGCCGTCGGCGGATCAGGTGCGGTACGCCACCGACCTGTGCCGCTCTGAGCTGCCGTACGCCGAGCGCGTGCGGACCATCGCCACCTTCGGCGCCCTGGACTCGGCCGCCATCTCCGAACTGATCGACGAGCTGGCCGCAGTGCGAGCGAAGCGGATGAGGCGGCTCCGGCGGATGCACCGCTCGCGGCGTTACGCGCGTTGAGGTACGGTCGACAAGCTCTGTCGACGAGCGCAGGAGGCCCGGCCCTACCCCCGTGGGGACCGGGCCTTTCTGTGCCCGGACACGGGAACGCCCCGGGCCCTGCCGCTCTGCCCGGAGTTGCACCGTGGCCGCGTTGCGGGGTAGCCGGGGCGTCTTTAGGTGCGCAGCACTGCCGCGCTTTCACCCGTTGTGCCGAACTAATGACGGGGCTTCCGTGGATGGGAGCCAGGCGCCACAGCCGATCGGGGGCAGTCTAGTACGGGGAGCTGACCGGCATGAAGCTGTCGAGGGCCGGGGCTGCGATGCGGATCAGCTTCGACTCTCCGCCCAGCAGGTACAGCTCGGCCTGCACGAGGGCGTCGATCCGGTCGGGGCTTTCCGCCTCACCTGGTACCCAGGTGCATTGCTGGTCCTCCAGCTCGACGAACGTGCCGACGTGGTGGATGCGGCCTTGCTCGTAGCGGGCGGCGACCGGTTCGGCGCGCAGGCGTTTACCGGCGAGGCTGGTGACTTCCTTGATGGGTGCAGGGCCGGGCGGGAACAGTCCGGCGGCCTGCATCGTCTTGTAGGCGTCGGACAGGACGGTGGTCAGCCACTTCTTGCCCATGTTGGTTTCGACGACCAGCCAGGTGGCGCCGTGGGTGAGGAACACTTCCCAGGCGAGGCGGGCGGCGGGGGCTCCGACGATCTTGCGGCTGAAGTCGGCGAGGACGTAGCCCTGTTCCTGGTAGTCGTGGGCGTAGACGATCAGGCCGGTTTCGTCGCTGGAGCCGGAGGCGCCGGGGTCGATGGAGACGACGGTCTGTTTGAGGGCGGGCAGCTCGGACGGCTTTATGCGATTGTTTTCGATCATGGGGCGCTTCCACAGCGCACCCTCGATGTCCTCCAGCAACTGCCCGTACAGCTCCTGGAGCCCGGCCCGGGTGCCCTCGTAGATCTTGCGCATTTCCTCGACGACTTCGCGGGAAAGGTTCGCGATGTTGTCAAACAGGGAGCCGGTGGTGATGACGATCGTGCCGTCGGTTTCGTGCTGCCACTTGATCAGCAGCTTGATGGGCTTCGGGGTGGTGGTGACCACGGCGCGGGGGCGGTCGCCGATCAGCGGGGCGCGCAGCGACGGCAAGATGCCCTCGTACCAGGCGTCGTACGTGTAGCGCCACTTGGCCAGCTCGTCCAGCCACGCCCCGGCGGCGTTGTAGCCACGGCCCACGTCGGAGTTGTCGGCGCCCTCGAAGTAGATGAGCTGCCCGGTCTTCAGCTCGATCATCAGCTTCGGGGACTTGCGGTACTCGAAGTCCTTGCCCTTTTCGTAGCCCATCCGGCGCAGCACGGACAGCAGGCCGGAGTTTCCCTCGATGCAGGCGGTGCGGCAGTCGTTGAGGGTTTCGGCAATGACCAGCCATTCGGTGCGCTGCCCAAAAGCGTCCACGGGGTGCTTGAAGACGCGGTCGAGGAGGTCCTCAGCACCGGTGCGCGTTTTCCCCCAGCCTCGGCCGGAGCGGATGAGCCAGACCAGCCAGTCGCCGGGCGGCTTGAACTGCTCGGGACGACCGACCCACCACCAGGCGCCTTTCTGGATCTGGTCCAGGGTGTCGGGGGTCTGCTGCTTGAGCCAGTTGCGGCGCAGTTGCGGCGGCAGCAGGGCGAGCTTCTGGGCGGCGGACAGACTCATGATCGAAAACTACGCGGAGAGGCCGGGGAGCTGGGATTCCTTGACGAGACGCTGCACGCCGGTAATCCCCTTTGCGGTGAAGTACGGGGACCAGGTCCAGCCCCGGCCGTTGGACCACTCGGTAAGGCGGGCGTGGCCCCAGCCCTGGTCGATGTACCGCTGATAAATCTTGTGGCCGCCGGTCTGGTGATCGGCATAGATGACTCCGAGGTCCCGCAAGGTGCGGAAGAAAACGATGTGGCCGAAGCCGCAGAGCTGGGCAGCCTCCTTGCCGGTGTAGGACGTCTTGGTATCCGTCAGGGGCGTGATGGCCTCAACATCCGCCACCCGGCTGCGCACCTGGTCGATCTCTTCGGCCGCCTGGCGAGCCTGGGCGGCGATGCGGCCCATCTCCTCACCATGCTGCTTCATAGCGGCGGCGTGCTGGGTGATCTGCTGCTGATGCATGTCCTGCACAACACGCTGACGCTCCTGCTCGCGGCGCAGATTCTGGATCTGCTGCAACGACTTCATCATGACCTGAAGGTCGTCGTCCCAGGCATCCACCAACTCGGCCTTGCGGGTCTGCACGGCAAAGTACGTCTTGGCCCCGGCGATCTCCGGCTTGCTCGGGTCACCCTCCATGGCCACCAGGTACGCAGCGTAACGAGTGAGCCGGACGTCCGGGACCTTGTGCCGAGACGGATTATTTTTAACGGTGCCGCTGAAATTGCTGGTCACGTCCTGCGCAGAGGTGGCGCAGGACAGCTTGGCGGCATCGATAACCCTCGAAAAGCGCTGCCACGTAGAGTAGCCGTAGAGGGGCATCAGTTCGCGGGCGCTCCACCACTCGCCGAACTCATCGACCTTCTTGAGCTGGTCGAACGGGGAGCCCTGAGCCATGCCGGATACGGGAGCAATAGTCATGCGCGGCATGCTACCGCAGCGCGGCAACGCCTTGCGCGGTGCCCGGGGGTCGCCCATCCGCCCGGCAGGGCGACCCCCGGCCGCGCGCGCCTTCACGACGGAGGAGGTGTCGGAAGGGCGGCGTCCAGTTCGCGAGTCGCCTCCTCGGCGCTCGCGGTCAACTCTTCGTACCCGGCGGCGATCTGCTCCGGGCTCATTCGCTTCACCAGCTCGTCGAGTCCGGCCATGATCTGGTCGTGGCGCACGCCGACCTCCACGCGCAGCGACGGCTGACCGGCCTCGTCGGCGGAGGTGGACGCGGCGACGGTGACGGAGGTCTGGGCGGTGCTGGCGCCCTTGTTGAGGGTTTCCAGGCCCAGGGCGGCGCGTTCGATCTTCGCAGCCGTGTCGATCATCAGGATCAGGGCGTGCGGGGAGATGTCCTTGACGTTCAGGGTTTCCAGCCGGGCCATGGCCTTGGTCAGCATCGTCCCGGCGATCTTGGCGTGCCGCCTGGCCATCTCCTCGCGGGCGTCGTGCAGCCGAATCGCCTGGATGCGGTCCTGCTCGGCGTCCCATAGTCCGGCGCGCTCGGACCACAGGTTGAAGCGGGCGATGCGGCTCATGACGCCGTACGTGATCGGGGACAGCTCGGCGACCTGGCGGATAGTGCGGATGCGGCCGAAGTCGCGGTACATCGTGAAGAACCCGTGGTTGCGGGCCGACTCGTTCGGCTGCCGCTCCCACGGGTCCAGGTTCGGGTCGTACTCCAGCTTCTTACGCTCCAGAGCGTTGAGCACCTCAGGGTCGCGAGAGTGGTCGTTCGTCTTGCCGTTCTTACGCTGCCGCATGGTCCTCCTCCTTGCGAGGACCAGCCTACAGACCGGGGAAGAGATCACCGGGGTCGAAGCCGGAGTACAGCACCAGCAGGTCCGCGCCCTCGGCCCATTCGTCGGCGGCCTCAGCCATGAGCGGCGGGATTTCCTCGGCGGGCACCCGGCGGCCTCGGATGGCGCGCAGGTATTCGTCCTGGAAGATCGGCGGGCGGAAGACGAGGGCGTCGGTGCGGCCCCGGTCGGTGACCGTCTCGCCGCGCCACTCGTACAGGTAGGCGGAGAACCCCCAGGGGAACCAGCCGGACCAGACGATCTGTACGGGGGCGGTGGTGTCTGGCGGGACGAAGGCGGCGGCTTCGCCGTCGAACGGTCCGCCGCGCAGCACGATGCGGGCCTGGTTGTCGGACGGGGTATGTGGCCACGCCCAGTTCGCCATCTATCCGTCCTCGTTTTCGATCTTGGGGATGAGCGCCCAGCGCAGGCCGAGCGTCTCGGCGATGGCGAACAGCTTCGACGCGCCCGGCTCGTGCTTGCCGTTGAGCCATTCGCTGAGCTGCCCGCCGGACACGCCAGGGGTAAGGGCGGCCAGTTCGGCGCAGGTCAGGGCCTGATCGTGGCGGACGTTGTCCAGGAAGGCCAGGGCATACGGCAGGTCGGGAATGAGGATCGGTTCACCGGCCGCAGCCGGTCCATCGGCAGGGGTCTGCACGGAAGATCTCCTCGTAGGTGTCGGCGTGGTGTTCCTCGTAGAAGGCCCACTGCTTGGCCCCGCCCTCGTGGCCGCAGTGCGAGCGGACCCACCAGGCGAATGAGTCGTCGCGGGGTAGCCGCTGGTCGGCGGGCCACTGGCCGTCCGGCATCGGCCGTTTGATCCAGATGGTCCCGGACGGGGCGGCCCGGCCCCCGCGTGCCAGCCAGACGTTCGGCGTGGGGCACGGGGAGCCGGGCTCATGCTTGAACTTGCACTTGTCGCACGACCAGCGGGCCGACGCGTGGACCTGCGGGGTGCGACTGGGCATCTCAGGCCCAGTCGGGGATGGCGGTGGACCGGCGCTTGGTGTTGTAGAGGCGGGTGACGACCCGGGCCACCTGGACCCACAGGGTGCCGGTGGAGGTCAGTGACTGGCCCCGGGCGTTGCCGACCAGACCGTCCGGGCCGCCAGGAACACCGGCGAGACGCTTGGCCAGGTCGTCCAGGTTGATGTTCGGTCCGTGCTTGGCGATCAGGCGGCCGACCCCTTCGACGAGGGCGCCCTGCACGGCGACCGGGCGGTGGCCGTAGGCGGCGGTGAGGACCGCCAGGGCGGCGTCGGCGGCTTCCGGGGACACGTTGTAGACGCGCTCCAGGCTGCCGATGGCCGACAGCTTGCCCTCGCCGTTGTAGGCGGCGACGGACCAGCCGTGGCGGGCGATGTACCCGGCGAGCTGCACGGCGTCGGGGTCCTGCTCGACACAGGCCAGCAGGAAGTGATCAACGGCGGTGGGCTTCTTGGCCGTGTTCAGCTTCCGGAACAGCGCGGCCTCTTCGGGGATGGACAGGCCCTTGTACTGGTTGGTCAGGATCGGGCCGTCGTACTTGGCGATCAGGGCGGCGTTGACGCGGTGCTGGCCGTCAATGACGTGGATGCGCCGGGCGGAGCGCCACGAGGTGGTCAGCACGCCCAGGGCGTCGGGGTCGAAGTTCTTGGCCATCGTCTCGACGCGGGTCTTGCCGAGGGTGCGCTGCACGCCAGGGTCGACGAACAGGTCCCCCACCTTGCACTCGACGATCTCGTGGGTGATCTGGCGGGCCTTCGGGGTGGTCATGACTGGTTGATCTCCTTCATTTGCCTGATGATCTTTTCGAGCCCGCGTCGAACAACCGCGAGACGTGCATGGACCGGGCCGACCTGCTCCCAGGTCAGATCCGGGTTGGGCGCTCCAACGGCGGTAAGCCCTTCAGTCAGGCCCTCCAGTTGCGGTAGCGCTCGCTCCCAGGTGGCGAGCTGCTTGGCGGCGGCAGCCGCCGGGGTGGGTTTCGTCTTGGTCGGCTGGTAGACGCGCTGCGAGCCGTTGAGAGTGGTGTACGCCTCCCAGATGCTGACCGTCCCGGCGTCCAGGCCTTTCATGACCTTCCGGGCCAGTTCGGCTTTCTCGTCGGGTGCGTTGACGACGCCGGTGGCGACGTTGTAGATCCGCTCGACCCGGCGGGCGGTGGCGGACTTGATCGAGAACGGCTCGCAGACGACGGACAGCAGATAGTCCTCTTTGCGTTCGCTGGCCCGTCCCGGTCGCCGCAGCCCGGCCTGGGTCTTCTTGCGCAGCTCGGTGCCTCGCTGCTTGGCGGCGTAGGCCCGGCGGGCAGCGGCGGGGGCGTCCAGACGGCGCAGCGTCTCCCAGAGTCGGCACACTTCGGTCCACTGCATCGGCTTGGCGAAGCTGTTGCCGCCGGAGTGGGCCTCCAGCAGGGCGTCGTCGTTGTCGCCGATCATGCGCTTGGCGGCGTCCTCGACGGTGTCGACGAAGACAGCCTGGATGGCTTCGCGCTTGAGCAGCATGTGGGCGAAGACGCGGCGCTCACCGGAAATGAGGGTGCCGTCTTTCCAGACGGTGACGGCGCGGCGCAGACCTTCGGTGTCGATGCTCTGCGCAAGTTTGAGGCAGCTTCCGACGGCAGTTCGGTGGCGGCGCACCCGGATAGCCTCGATGCGGACGGTGCGCTCTTCGCTCTGCATCAGGCGGCCACCAGCTCGCGGGGCTGCCACCAGTCGGCGAAGCCGAGGTCGGTCAGGTGGGCCTCGACAGCGGCAAGCGGGGTGCGGTGGTCGAGAACGTCGAAGATGACGGGCTCTTCCGGCTCGGGCGTGACGGCAGGCGGGGCGGAGATGACGGGGCTGGTGATTTCGTCCCAGGGGCGGGGCCGGTAGGAGTCGGGGGTGGCGCTGGCGAGGCCGTGGCGGCTCTGACGTCCGGTGGTGGGTGTCAGCCACTGACTCGGGCGGGACAGGGCGGCAGCGAAGACCAGGAAGGCCAGGATGGCGGCGGCGGCGGGGATCGGCAGAACGACCGGGTCAAGCATGTGGGGCCTCCTCGGGGTTGGGTTGTGGACCATAGTGAGGTACCCGGTCACCTTTGTCAACCCAGAGGGGACAGTGCGTGTCAAACCTGAGGCGACAATCGATCCTCGCCTACACCCGTGGTGATCCTGTAAGCTGTCGGCCTACGCTCTGCCCAGTACAGCCCCGAGGACACAACATGGCCGCACCGAACTACAGGAAGCTTTGGCAGGAGGCGAACGCCGAACTGGAACGCACCAGGGAGATCGTCGACCTTGCCGGGATCGCCCGGCACATGCGGGTCGCCCGGTACACCCCGCAGCAGTGGAAGCAGCGCGGCCACCTGCCCCCGGTGGACTTCCCTGAGATCGCCGAACCGCTCTGGTACGTCTCCACCATCAAGAAGGGGTTCGTCGAACCGTCCGGCCGTATCTGGTGGGACAACCCTGACGAACTGTCGCCCGCCGCCTGACGGGTGCACAATAAGCAGCGCCCCGGGGCAGGAACCCCGAGGCGCTGAAGGTAAATCCGCGTTTCGCCACGCACTACTCGTCGCACCCCCGAGTCTACCGACGCCATACAGCTCGGACAACTCGCGAGGGTGCCTTATCTGAAAGAGGCACCTTGTCCTTCGAGACCTTGATCTGGGTTCGCACCCAGAAGACCGGCAACTGCGCTTCCCGCTCCGTGCTCCGCGTCCTCGCCGACCACGCCGGGCAAGATCACTCCTGCTACCTGCGCACCCGGCTGATCGCCTCCGAGACAGACCTCAGCGAGGCCGGAGTGCGTAAGGCTCTCGCCCGGCTGATCGATGCTGGGCTGGTGCGCGTCTACGACCGGTACGACAACACCGGCAAGCGGATCTCCAACCGTTACCAGGTGCTGATCGGCGGTGTCGAGACGCCGCCGCCAGACGCCGAGGACTACTCCGACGTGAGGGGGGTGCCCCTCCACGAGGGGGAGGGGCCCCTCCACGAGGGGGAGGGGCCCCTCCACGAGGGGGAGGGGCCCCTCCACGAGGGAGAGGGACAGACCCTCCAGCAGGGAGAGGGACTTCCTATTAAGGAAGCATCTAGTTCTGAAGCAACTCCTAAGAAGGGCGGCGCTGCGCGCCCGGCGACAACGGAACCGAAGGCAACTCGGCTTCCCGAGGACTTCATCCCCACCCCTGGAATGCGGGCGTGGTTCGCCGACGAGAAGCTGCATGAACTTATCGACGCCAGGACCGAGCACGACAAGTTCATGGATCACTGGCTGTCGGTGCCCGGGGTTAAGGGCCGAAAAATCGACTGGGGTCGGACGTGGCGTAACTGGATGCGTGAGTCTGCCGACCGCGCCAGGCGCTACGGCCGCCGCCCTGGGACCGCGCTCAGCCCCGTGTCCGGTGCGCCCAGGCACTACCAGAGCACCACCGACGGCAAGGTCATGCAGACCCTTGCCCTCGCCGAGAAGTTCCGTCAGATGGAGGAGAACCAGCCGTGACGTGGGCTGAATACGCGAGGGCGCAAGAGGACCCCGAATGGCAGGAAGTGCGCGACCGCTATCTAAGCCGGAAGGCCAGCACGGAGGTGTCTGCCCAGCAGACCATGCTGGACCGACAGTCCGATATTGCTGAAATGTACCGGATTGAAAAGCGATACGAGGAGAACCAGCAGTGAACCTGTCCGAAACTGCCCTGATGCTGGGCCAGATGCAGGCGTACGACCAGCGGACCGTCGGTGAATCCGATGTGATCGCCTGGCATGCCCTGCTCGCCGATGCGCCTTTCGAGGACTGCCAGGAGGCGGTCCGGCGGCACTACGCGGAGAACACCGACCGGATCATGCCCGCGCACGTCCGGCGGATCGTCCGGGGCATCCACGGCGAGCGTGAGATGGCGGCGCGGGCTACCGGCTGGGCCGCCGGTCAGGCGGGGGTGCCGAAGGGTCAGGCGCACCCGGAGATCACCGGGCCGATCGACAGCAGCAGCATGGCGCCGGAGCTGAAGGCGGCGTTGCGGGAGCTGCTGTCGGAGCGGTTTCCGGAGGCGTCCAGGGAGAAGCTGAAGCCGCGCACGGTGGCCTGGGAGCGGGAGCACCGGTCGTACGTGCGACTGCGGGACGGGGAGCTGAACCCGCACTACCGGCGCGGCTTCAGCGCCGATCAGGTCTGGGTGGATGAGCTGCCTGCTTGACAGGTAGCGTCAGTGGTGTATGCTGTGCGTAGACAGTGAACGTCTACCACGGAGGTACACATGGAGCACCCGAACCTGGTCGCAGCCCTAGCCGCGTTCCACGCTGAGGCCCCGAAGGTCATCAAGGACGCCACGGCGAAGGTGACCGGGGAAAGCAAGGACGGCAGCAGGGTCAGCTACTCCTACGGGTACGCCGACCTGTCAACCGTCACCGAGGCCCTCAACCCGCTGCTCGGCAAGCACGGGCTCGCGTTCACCTCGAAGCCCACCCTCACCGAGCAGGGCTTCGGCCTGGTCTACGCCCTGAAGCACGAAAGCGGCGAGGCCGACGAGGGTTTCTGGCCCCTGCCCGACCCGACCCGCGTCAAGCCGCAGGACCTGGGCTCGTGGATCACCTACTGGCGCCGGTACGCCTTCCTGGCCAGCACCAACACCTTCCCGAGCGGGGAGGACGACGACGGAGCCAAGGCGCAGGCGCAGCCCCGGGAGAGCTGGGACAACGCTCAGCCTCGCCAGCAGGCCCGGCAGGAGAAGCCCGCCCCGGCACCCGCTCCGGCCGCCGCGAAGAAGGAGTGGACGGACGACGAGGTCCTGGACCAGATCGGCCGCCTGTCGACCCTGGACCTGGCAAAGGCAGGGAAGCTGTACGACTGGATGGCCGCCCGCGACCTGCACCACCGGGTCGTTCAGGAGGTCACCGGCACCCAGGCACTGGCGTTCCGCCTCGCCGACGATGTCACCCTGGCCAGTCCGGGCGTTGCGGAGATCGACACTATCCGCGACTTCGCCGCCGGGCGCGGCCTGCTGAAGGTCGCCGTGTCGGAGTCGGAGACCCTGGATCAGGTGCTGGTCGAGGGTCGGGCGCGGGCCGTCCGTAACGCCGAGGCCGCCGAGAAGGCTATGGCCGCCACCGAGACGGCCTTGGCTGCCGCCGGGGGTGCGCCGCTCGACGACCGGCCTGTATCGGTCGAGTGATGAACTCCGTCACGGCAGTGAACCTGCTGTTCGAGACGGCCGGGTTCCGACTGGTTCGCCAGAAGAACCACCCGATCTGGCGGTGCCCCTGCGGGCACCGGCAGGTCAGTTCCTCCGGCACTCACTGCGAGGGCCGGGGGGACACCAACGCCCGACTGCTCATACGCCGCGTACTACGCCAATGCCAAGCCCTGCGAGAGGAGGCGAAAGCCGCATGAACCAGATACCCGCCATCGTCCGCTTCCGGGGCCGCTGGTCCCTGCTGTGCAACTTCCACCCCGCCCCCGTCGCCTGGCAGGGCATCACCTACCCGACCAGCGAACACGCCTTCAACGCGGGCAAGACGTTCGACGCCATCCTGCGGCGCCGGATCGCCCTGGCCCCGACACCGCAGGTCGCCAAGAGGCTGGGCCGCCGCTACCCGCTACGCCCCGACTGGGACATCGCCGTCCGCTACGACGTGATGCGCGAGGTGCTGCACGCCAAGTTCACCCAGCACCCGTTCCGCCGGGAGCTGCTGCTGTCCACCGGCGAAGCGCACCTCACCGAGGGCAACACCTGGCACGACCAGCACTGGGGTAACTGCACCTGCGGGATACGCCCCGCCTGTGACCTGCCCGGCCTCAACTACCTGGGCCGGATGCTCATGCAACTACGAGACGAACTTCGGAGGCAGCCATGACCGAACCCCACGTGCCGACCAAGGCCGAACAGTTGGCCGCCCTGGACATGTACCTGAAGGCGCTCAAGCCGATCGCTGAGGCCCTGCGCGCCGAGGTCGCCAAGGAGATGGACAGCAACCACGACGAGCGCAAGGGCGCGTACCTGCCTGACGGTACGAAGATCGCCTCGGTGACCCTCAACGACGGCCGCCGCAGCGCGAGGGTCACCGACGAGGCGAAGGCCGTAGCGTGGTGCATGAAGCACTACCCCGGCGAGGTCGAGACCCTCTACGCCATCCGCCCGGCGTTCCTGTCGACGATCCTGGCCGCCTCGAAGGACGCTGGGACCGGGCTCGACCCGCGCACCGGCGAGGCGCTGCCGTTCGTCGAGGTGAGCACCGGCGACAAGTTCGTGTCGATCCACCCGACCGACGACGGCACGGCCAGCGTGCTCCGGCTTGCGCACGACTTCCCCGAGATGATCGAGGCGAGGCGCTGATGGCCGGGCGTCGGCGTCGGCATCGTGCGGTGCATGTAGAGCTGATCAGCCAGGCAACCGGCCTTCCTGCATCGTTTTTGATCATGGATGGCGACACGTTGCACGTCGACCTCAAGGGGGTCGTTCAAGACAGGCGCGGAGGCGTGGAGATCATCTCCGTGCCCGTCACCATCAAGGCGCACTGCGCCTGACCGAGGAGGAGAGCATGAACAAGAAGATCATCGGCTGGATGCTGGGCAGTATCACCGTCCTGCTGTTCACCACGGCGGCCGGATGCAACCACTCCAGCGACAACGCCAGCGTCGTGCAGCCGACCGGACCGGCCAGCATCATCCAGTTCCCGTACGGCTTCCGTAACGTGGCCTACAAGTGCGACGGCCCGAACATGGTCTACAGCGGGTCGGCGGGCGCCAGCGACAACCTGTCGCCGTCGATCGCCGTCGTCCCCAACGACCCCCGGTGCAAGTAGTGGCCGACAACAAAAAGCCGGACAAGATCCACATCAGCCGGAAGACGGCCAAAAAGCTCGCCAAGGCAGCAGGCAAGCTGCCCGAGGGCAAGGAAGGCGACAGCATGCTGGACGCCATCATCAAGAAGCTGAAGGGCTGAAGGATTACCCTGACGGGCATGCAGCTCGCGCAGCTTGCCCGGGACCTCGGCTACGCCATCAGCCGCTCCTTCGCCGCCACCCCCAAGGGGAAGGCGGGGGAGGAGCGGCTTGACGCCTACTGGACCGCCGGAGAGGGCGCGGCGAAGATCCGCTGGGCCGAGCCGTGCGCCTTCTGCCGATGCCTGGAGCATCTCGGCAAGTACGTCAACCCGAAGCAGGTCAAAGGCCACTGCGCCAACCTGGAGAAACGGGCGACCGGCCACTGGCCCAACCCGGAGCACAGCAAGACCCACCACTGCCCCTGCTGACCCGGGGGCGGGCAGGAGGAAGACGTGAGCTTCGAGATCGCCAAGGCGACCGCCAGCGCCCGCGCCATGGGCCTCTGTGAAGGCTGTCGGGCGTACACCCACCTGGACGCCCACCACCGGATGACGCGCGGCTCAGGAGGCGTTCACGGGGCCGCATCCGACGTCTCCAACGACGTCCGCAACCTGCTGATGCTGTGCCGGACCTGTCACGACCACGCCACCAACGACATCACCGAGTGCATCGAGGTCGGCTGGGTGGTCGAGCGGCGGGCGGGGGTCGACCCGCGCGAGGTCCCGGCGAAGATCCACACGGTGAACGGCTACGGCTGGTGGCACCTGACCGACGACGGCGGCTACCGGTGGGCCGACGACTTGAATCTTCAACCCGACTACGCGCTCAGCTACGAGGCCGCCCCGGAGTGAAGAGTCGGGGACGCCGGACGCAGCGCCGGACGCAGCGCCGGGCGCAGGAACGGGCGGAACGCAAAGCCAGGGAGCAGGCGATCGAGCTGTTCCGGCGAGCCGAGAACCGCAGGCGCAAGATCAAAAAGAATCAGGAGGAGAGTAGATGAAGCAGTACTGGCTGGTGAACGAGCACGGGGCGAAGGTCGAGCCCTTCTCGATGATGGACGACGAGTACCTGTCCGACGGGCACCACACGTTCGACGAGCTGTACGACCACCGGCGGGCACTCACAGCCGCCCTGGCGGCCGAACGCGCCGACATCTCCTGGCGCTCCAAGGCCCACCACCCCGACGACAGCCCCATGTTCGAGGGCGGCTACTTCATCGTCGGGATCGACACCCCGGCCGGGACGATCACCTACCACTACAAGCTGACCCACTGGGACGACTTCGCCGAGGTGCCCGAGCTGGAGCACGCCCCCAAGTGGGACGGGGCAGACCCGGGCGAAACGGTAACCCGCCTGCTGGGCTGGGCCAGGATCGGCCCGTTCACGGCAGGGACCTACGGGCCAAGCAGCGAGTAGGCCGCCGCCCGGATGTTCGCGTTGTCCGCGTTCCACAACAGCTGCGAGCCGTAGAACTGGATCGGGAACACCCCGGTCAGCTGCGTCGGGCCCGGCGTGATCGGCACGACGTACGAGCGGGGGCCGGTGGTCAGCCCATCCACCCCGGCCACCACCTGCACCGTCACGTTGTGCGGCGACGAGTCGTTGTTGAACAGGGCGAAGAACGTGGCCCCGTCGTTCGGGGTGACGTTCCCGTTAGCCACATCAGCGAAGACCGTCAGCGAGAAGGAGACCGTCGCGAAACGGCTCAGCGCCGTCACGGGCAACAGGGTGCGTCCGGCCATCGGCCCTCGTTTCGAGTAGCGCTTCGAGTGGGTACCAGTCTGGCATGTTTGCCCTGATCGCTGCGATCGTCTGGTTCCTGGCCGCCTTCGGCCTGCACCTCGGCCCGATCAACATGCTGCTGTTCGGCCTGGGATTCCTCGGCCTGCACTTCGCGTTCGCGTGGGGGCTGCCGGTCCCCTCCTCGTGGAACCGGCAGCCACCCGCCTAGACGGTCTCCCAGTCCTCCGCGAGGAGGTCGGACTGCGACGGGACCCACGGCACCAGGTCACCGTCGACCGGACGCATGAACAGGTACGGCCTGCGCATCTTCGAGTCCTTGTCGGGGACCTGCATCTCGACGTACATGTTCTGGCCGTTCCAGCCGGTGCGGGCTACCTGCTCGCCGTCCTTGAGCGCTACCAGCGCCTCTCCGAAATCCACTGCCTTACCCCCTCCTAGAACGGTCCGGGCTTCGATATGCCCCGGCCGGGTACCAGGCTAGCGGGCACCAGCTGCCGCCCGAGGTTGTCCTTCGGGTCGACGACCGGCGTGACGTGCCGCCGGGCGTACGCGGTCAGGACGACCTGTAGCGCCCCGGCGGCAGCGTCCACGTAGTGCGCGGCCGTGCCGGTCAGGATGCCGGAGGTCTGGAGCACGATCAGGACACCCAGGACCACCGTGCCCCACGCCACCAGCGAGGCGATGGGGGCCTTCTTGAAGGCGTTCACCCCACCGGCTCCTCTGCGCTCGCCGTGACAGTGCCCGCGCCCAGGATCTTGTCGACGGCCCGCAGGAGCTTGTCGAGGTTCGAGCCCGGGACCACCTTCAGGGTGGCCGCCGCCTTCGGGTCGACCAGGATGTCCCGCAGGCCCTGCACGTCGTTGTAGTGCATCTGCACCGTGCGGCCCGCGTAGTAGGCGTTGCCGTACGGCACGGCGAGGAAGTCGTCCTTGAACGCGGCCAGGGCCGCCGTCAGCTCCTTGCCGTCGACCGCGTTCTGCTGGACGGTCGCCAGGATCCAGCTCTTGTCTGCTGCGGTGAGTGCCACGGGGATGTCCTCCAGGTGCCAGGAAGCCGTCGAGGCTTCCAGATTCGAGTCGTACGAGGCGGAGAAGTGCGCGTGCTCGGTGTGCGGGCTCGCACCGGTGTAGGTCTTCTGCACCCAGCCGGACGACGCCGACCAGATCCGCCGGTTGTAGATGATGTACCGCAGGCGCTTCTCCGCGCCGGAGCGGCAGCGGGCCAGCAGGAACTGGACGACCTTCTCCATGGTCAGGTCGGACTCGTTCAGGTTGTTGTCGACGTCGATCGCGTGGACCTCGTTGATGTGGTCCGCGTCGTGGATCGGCACCTTGCCGGTCTCGTCCGGGTTGTGGTCGGAGACCTCGTTCTGGTGCGCCCGGTCGCCGACCGAGCCGTCCGACGTGTGGTCGCGGGACGGCGCGATCCGGTCGAACTCCATGAACAGCGCACGCAGGCACGGGATGAGAATCCAGTCAGCCATCCACTGCCTCCTCCTTCTGCTGCGGTGGGTGTCTGCGCCCACCGTACGCCTCCAAGAAGCGGTACCGCCTGCGCAGTTGAAGATCAAAAATGATCCAGGAACGCCAGGCCAGCACCACCGGCATCCCCACGGCGAACGTCGCCACCCGAAGCCACACGAACCAGGGCGCATCGAACAGGTGGGCAATCGTCGACAGATCCAGCACCCAGGCGATCATCAGCATGTACCAGAACACGTGCCAGCCGCCCCGAGACTTCCAGAACCTCGCAGACACGGCGAACACCGCGAACCCGACAGTAGATATGAGGGCGGACAGATACACGCCGATGGTGCCAACAAGCTCAGGTGTCACTCGTGTTACCGCCTCGCAGGAGCGCGTCGATCAGGGGGCCGAAATGATTGTCCGTCCGCAACCTTTGCAATGACGAAGAAACCGCTTCGACACGAGGCGACATGGCCTCGGCGCGCTTCTGCTGCTGCTGGGCGTGGTCGCGCAACTCCTCAGCCGCCCGAACAGCCTCGTCGGACTGCTCCAGCTTCCTGTGCCACGGCCACCAGGTCACGAAGGACCACCCCGTCTTTGAGTGTGGTCCCGGTCGGCGCGCTCGCGTAGGGCCTTCAGTACCTTGTCCTGGTTCTCCGCGAGGACCATCAGCTTCGCCACCGAGTCCACGAGCGACTCCACGCTCTTAGTATTGGCCGCCACCCCGGCTTCAGCGGCGTCGGCCCGCTTCTCGGCACTTTCCCGCAGCAACTCGGCGACCTTGTTGGGAAGGATCTTGCCCCGGAGCATGGCGTAGAAAACCGCAAGCATCGCCGTGACCAGAACACCGATCAGATACCAGGGCAAGTTATCCGCATTTACCTCAACCACTTACCGCCCCGATCTCCCATTACACCTTGCTAATTGTTTCAGAGATCAGGGAGTCGAGGTCAGCGCCACCATGGCCAAGCTGATGATCGGCGGAGAGCCGGTGTCAGTGTTGATCGGCCCCGCCGGAGTACCGGTCCAAAACGTCTTCATCTCCAGGAAATCGCCCGCATTCAGCTTCCACATCGTCAGACACGACGCCCAGTCCTGCCCGGTATAGGCAGTAAGCGGGTTGAACTTCGTCCCCTGCGACGTTCCACCATTGAGGGTGACCGTGGTCTGAATGGCACCGTTCGCCCCGAATGCCGACCCGATGCTGTACCCGGCGGTCGCCGACACCAGCACCACACAGCCGACCGGCGCGGTGAGCCTGGTCGGCGACCCGGCCACCCACCAGGTGGCGTTGGCCAGAGGACTGTTCACCCCGTTGTTGACCCGGATCGTGTCGAGAGAGATCGCCGTCAGCGTGGCCTTGGTAATCGACTGCGCGGCCAGCCGCGTCCCGGTGAACGAGGCGAACTTGGAGAACTCCGCCGCCATCTTCGCCGTACCGACCAGGCCCGCATCGATGTCGCCAGCCATGTTCTGCACGTCGGCCACGTTCACCACGTCAGAAGTGAACGGGTAGCGGATCCGCTGGTAGGGGGTTTTGCGCGTCGTCATTCAGTTCACCGGCCCCATGTAGACGCCCCAGAAGGTCGATCCGGCGGACAGGCCCTTGCTGGTGCCACCGTTGACCTCCAGCGCAGCGATGGCACTGCCCCGGTAGATCTGCGCCATGGTGAACACGTTGAGCCATTCCCCGTTGGTGTTCGTCTCGTCGGAGCGCTGCCACGCCTCGGTGGTCGTCGCGACGGCGGACACCTGATCGGTGGTGGTGACCAGGATTCCGCCCATCACCATGTCCCCGACGGTGGCACCCACCGGATTGAAGGACAGCACCGTCGCGCCGAACAGCCACCAGGAGGGCGGCTGGCTCAGTGGCTGCCGCCACGTGCCCTGGCCGATCGTCACACCACCGGTGTTGTCCCACTGCACCGACTGGGCGAGCAGAAAATCCATGCCGGAAAGGAAGCTGGAGCCGTTGGAGGTCTGCGTGAAGATGAACGACGGCCGTCCCACGAATGCCCGGAACGGGTCCCGCACGGAGCGGATGTCCGCGTCGATCGCCGTGGCCAGCCGGTAGGGGTCCTGCACGTCGGCGAAATCGGCCGGGAGCGGGTACGGGTAGCCTTCGACCGCAGTTGTTCCGCTCATACGAAATAGTCCGAAATCTTGATGGCGGTCAGCGCCGCGTAGGTGGCCGTGTACGAATTGCTGGTCGACGGAGTGGTCAGGCTGACCGAAGCCTTGGCGGGGGTCGTCGGGTCGGCGCTGTAAACCATTGTCGAGCCGTGCACGGAGCCGCCGACTCCCCGGTCCCCGGTGTGGTTCGGGTTGGACCGGAACGCCGCCGCAATGCCGGTGTTGAACAGCCCGGTGCCGCCGATGTTGGCCCAGACGGTGTCGGTGGCGGCCTCCACGAACTGCGCCTCGAACAGCAGCAGCCAGATCCCGGACGGCAGGTAGATCTGCCGGTTGTCGTAGGCGAGGTTCGTCGGGGTGCCGATGTTGTACTCGACGGTGTTGAAGGTGAAGAACGTGTTGTTGTTGGGCTGGTTGGTGACGCTGACCCGTACGCGCGGGAACAGTCCGGCCAGGGAGGTGAGCGGGTCGAGGGTGGCCATGGCCGCGTCGGCGGCGTCGGCCAGGGACTCGATGGCGGTCTGCTTCGGGTAGGGGAAGGCCGGGTCGTAGCACATCGGGTCACCGGTGGCGGGAACCGGCAGGTTGTACGTCGTCGTCGCAACGTTTTGGATCTTGGCGGTGATCGACGGAGACGCCTGCTCGTCCCGGGCCATGATCCCGACCTGCGTACCCGCCACGTACGGGGTGATGCTGGAATCGGTCACCGACGCCATCCACCCGGTCGGCGGGGACGCCGTCGTCAGCCACAGCTTCGACTGCAACGTGTTCAACTGGAGCGCCTGCGACCAGCGAATCGCCGCCATCAGGTTGTAGACCGTGTTCGCCACGTACGTCAGACCAGTCGCCACCGTCGCGATCGTCGACAGGCCGCCGCCGACAACCTTCGAGAACCGCAGGCTGATCGCGCCGCCGGTCGCCACCATCATCGTCGCGTTGTAGTAGTTGCTGGTCGTTCCCAGCTTCGCCACGAACCCGACCGTCGCTAGAGCCGACGCGGGAATCGCGTTCATCGACACCTGCGCGGTGATGATCACATCCTGCGTCTGATTGTCGACGTAGCCGATCTTGTCGCCACCCGACGACGGCGCAATCGTCGCCGCGCTGGCTGCCACGTTGAACTGCGCCGCCGCACCGAACAAGGTGTAGGTCTGCCCGCTGGTCGCCGTGCCGAGACCGCTGGAGACGGTCCTTCCGAACACGTCGGAGTACCCGGTTGTCGTCACGCCGCCCCCCTACAGGACCAGGCAGTCGAGCGGGTACGAACCGCAGAACTGGAGAATGCCGGTGGTGGACGAATCGTAGATCCTCAAGGCCCCGTTCCCGTCGATGTGCAGGCTGGGCCTGGTCGTGGACTGCGCGCAGATGATCCCGCCGATCTCTGACGGCGGAGCCGGAAGCCCGGCAACGATGACCGCGCCCGCGCCCTGAATGGCGGCGTTGGTGATCTGCCCGGTGATCTGCACCTCGGACGCCGTCACCCGCCACTGGCCCGGCGGGAACCCCGCGCCCCGGTCCGTCCAGCCGTTCTGATAGCCCAGCGAGGTGAACGGGTGCCAGCCGTTGACCGCCGACGTGGGCCCCAGGATCAGCCACGACGAGTCCTGCCGGAACACGGCCACCGTGTCCCCGACGACCGGAGCGTACGAGGTGACCACCCCGACGCCGGAGGAGAACTGGCCACCCGACACCGAGATCGTCACTCTCGTGCTGGAGACGGCCACGACGGTGGCGGTGCGCATGCCGTTGGGGATCCCCGCGTTCTTCTGCACCGCGTGCGGCAGCTTGGTGCTCACGACGTCACCGGCGCATAGGCCCGCAGGTTCAACGACATGTCTCCGGCCTCTCGCAGCGGCAGGGTGAACCCGGAGATGACCTGCGTGCTGGCCGCCCCCTCAGCCTTCCCGGCGATCAGGTCGCCCAGCTCCAGCGAAGCATCCGGGACGATCGAAACCGGATCCCACGTCTGCGTGATGGCGGTGGCCGCCTTCAAGGTGGACTGCGCGGCGGACAGGCACTGCGACTGCGTCAACGCCGCCTGGTTCTGCACCAGAAGGGGCTTCTTGCCGAAGTTGCCCAGGTAGTAGGTGGGGCTCGTCTTGTCCAGGTCCCGGGCGATGGCGTACACGGGCGTCGAGCCGTCCTGCCGTTCCGAGGTGAACACCACCGAGTTGTAGACGCCCGTACGGGACACGGTGATCGACCAGTCGGCGAGGGCGTTGTTCACGCCCGGGGCTGCGTCGGTGCCGTCGGCGAAGGCGACCTGCGCGACCTGGCCTGGCTTCGTCCACGGGGTCAGCCGCTGCACGAAGGATCCGTCGGCGAGTGGATACCACAGCATCGCGACGGTGGCCGACATGTCGTCGAGGGCCTGCGCCCGGTCGGACTGCCAGGCGATCGGGGCGATCTTCACACCGGTCAGGTCCGAGGTGCCGAACGTCGCATCGGGCAGCGCGTCGCGCACCAGCCGCCGGAACTCGGCTGTGATCGTGTTGGTGGTGACCGACGACTGGGGCACCTCGAACTGGGCGTCCACCACATCGGCGGCCAAATCGTTGCCGGTGACGGTGACGGACCCGGACCGGCTCATCGCGACCGTCTCGATCCGGCCGTAGAAGACGGGGAAGCTGGCCACCGAGCCGTCCCCGTACGTGATGCCCCGGAACGCCCGCAGCCGGTTGCCGAAGGGGGCCAGGAGCCCGCCTGTGTCGACGCTGCCGTTGGACAGCAGCGGGAACCAGGACCGGTCTACCGTCAAGCTCAGAACACGCGCTACGCGGCTGTTGAGGGTGGCGCGCACGTTGCCGTCGATGAACGACAGGTCGGACTTGAGTACCGTGCCGTCACGGGCCAGCACATCCACCCGGTTGTAGACGGTGTGTGGGCGGGTCAGCGCGTCCCGGTACTGCGCGTCGAGACCCCCGGCCCAGACCATCAGCCCGCCAGCCCGTCGAGGACCTGCGTCCAGGTCAGCCCGGCCGCGTTCACCGCACCCCAGGTGGCGTACCGGTTGCAGGTGTCGGACCAGCGCGCCCCGACGGTGCCCTGCATCGGGCCGCCCGGCGCGGAGACGACGGTGAACGGCAGCGAGAAGACCCTGATCGGGATCCGGTGATCGGGCAGCACCCGCCCGTCAGCAGTGGTCCCGACCGAAATGTACTGGTCCGGCAGCCCGTACTCGTCGGGCACCTGGAACAGCAGCGGCGAGCCGGGGGCAAGCAGCGCATCCAGGCGGGCCTCATCGGCGAACGTCCGGCTCACCAGCGTCAGCGTGGACGACACCGAACTGCGCACCTTCGCGACAACCACCGGGTTGACCTGGTTGTTGATGTCGAACGTGGCCGCATTGGCACCCTTGCTCTTGACGTCCAGCGACTGCCAGAAGATCCCCTCGGTCGGCGTGCACAGCGGGTTCGGATCCCAGCAGAAGTCGACGCGCACGTTGTTGCCGGGCCGCAGCGGATCCTTCAGCTGGCATGAGCCCAGCGACGCCAGCAGGATCCCGCCGGAGGTTGCCGAACCGGCCGCGTTGGTCAAGTTGATCGAGGCGATGTTCGCCGTGGTGCCCGCCCCGGGAGTGCCGGACATCAGCACGAACAGCCGGGCCGCAACCGTGTTGGCCGGTGCCGTCCCGGACGCGACGATCGTCGTCGTGGCCAGCACGGTCGCCGACGCCGACGGGGCCGACAGGATCGCACCGGTGGAGTCGAGGAAGTGGATGCCGACGGTCACCCCGTTCGCGCCGGACGTGGACACGACCAGCGTGGCCGTCAAAGTCGCCCCGGGGGTGGCCGGGACGTCCTCGGCCCTGATCGTCGGGGACGCGGTAGCCCCGCCCGTGTAGAAGGACAGGAAGTTCTGCCCGGCCGTGTTCGTCGTGATCCGCATCGTGATGGCCGGGTCGGTCACGAACCACGGGTCGACGAAGCCGCCAGCGAACGTCGGGTTGGCGTTCAAGGTGGCAACCGGCGCGGTGGCCGTGTAGTAGACCGAGGTGTCCAACGGCGCTTCGGTGTCGTACAGGACCGCCTTGTACCCGGCCTGCATCGGCGCGTACGCGACACTGCCGACAGTCACCGACGCCCCGTGCCCGCGTACCTGCGTGGTCGCACCGGTCAGCGCATCAACCCGATTCACCAAGGCGTACGGGGCGTCGATGTCGGAGAAGTCCAGGTCGAGGCGAACCTGCGATTTCGCGTTGTCGGCGGTGGCGGTGATCGTCGACACCCGTCACCTCGTCCCGTAGGCAAGCTCGTTGGCCTGGCTGTCCAGCTTCTTGTCGATCTGCACGTTGAGAATATCCGTGATCTCCCTGGTGCCCAGGTACACCTTGATCGACGTTGCTTCGGCGTGGCTGGCACTGCCGAGCATGTCGAGCAGGCCGGTGCTCCGGGCGACCGCGCGGGCCCGCGCCGGATCACTCATCGGCACGACCGCCTCCGGCCCGGCCTCGCCGACCAGCGCCAGAGTGGGGGCCTTGATCAGTCCGCCGGTGGCAAGCATCGGAATGTGCGGCAACCCGATGTGGATGACACCCGCAACCCGGTCGATGCCCGCGTTGAAGCCGCCGATGACGGCGTTGATGCCCGACTTGAGGCCGCCGAGGATGTCGTGCCCGACGTTGCGCATGAACCCGGAGATCCGGCCAGGCAGGGACCGCACAAAGTTCACAACCCAGTCACCGCCCTGGCGGACCTCACGCTTCGCCCACTCCCAGGCGGAGCGGAACGCCCCGCCGATGATGCCGGGCAGCCGGTTCACGAACGCGGCGATCCGGCCGGGCAGCACGGTGAAGATGAAGACGACGGCGGCGATACCGGCCCGAAGGACCGCCTCGCCCGCAGACAGGGCCATGTGCCACAGGTCGACGAACATGTGCCCGATCGCCTTGATGGCGTCCCAGATCCAGATGGGCAGCTTGATGAAGACGGCGAGCATCAGGCCGACGCCGATACCGATCGCCTCACCGGCCGCGTGCAGGGCGTCGAGGAACAGTCCGCCGAGCAGGCCGGGCAGCGCCTGGAGGGCGGCCCAGATCTTGCCGGGGATGGAGGCGAAGAAGTTGGGCAGGGTGACGGTGAACCAGTTGCCGATGTCTTTGCCGACGGAGACGATCCAGTGCCAGATGCCCTCGAAGAAACCCGCGATGGCGTGCCAGGCCGACTCCAGCGCCTTGGTGACGACGCCCCAGTTCTTGTAGATCAGGTACGCCCCGGCGGCGATGGCGGCGATGGCCAGGATGATCCAGCCGACCGGGTTCAGGGCGTCCACGATCGCCTCGTAGACGGCGACCGCGACCAGGGCACCCCGGTAGACCAGCCACGCGGCAGCGGCAGCCTTGAGCAGGTCGGGGTGCTTGCCGAGCCAGGTCGCGACGGTCACCAGCAGCGGCGTGATCTTCAGCAGGGCGGTGGTGAGGCCACCGGCGAACGCGGACACCAGATCACCGATGGCCGGGAGCAGCGGGGTCAGGATCTGCTGGAGGCTGGAGAGGGCCGTGTTCAGCAGCATGAAGATGTTGGCGAGCATCTCCTTGCCCTGGGCGGTGGCGAAGAACGCGGCGAGCTGCCCGACCAGCGCCGACAGGAATCCGAGGGCCTGGCCGCCGTCGGCCTGGAGGGCGGTGATGATCGACGTGACAAGATCGAAAACGTTGTGGAGAAAGCCGCCCAGCTGCTGAAGGATCACCAGGGCGTCGTTGAAGAACTTGGTCAACGCACCCGAGTCGGCCGCCTGATTGATGAAGGCCGAGAACATCGTCAGCAGACGCGCGAACCCGCCCGACAAGCTGACCAGCAGCGGCCCGGCAGCGGCGGCGATCGTCAGGAACGCGCCCGCCACGTGACCCAGGGCCGGGATGAACGGCTTGATCGCCTCATGCGCAGAGGTAAAGATCGCCGCAATGTTCGCCTGCGACCGGCCGCTCCCGAAGGCGCGCAGGAAGTTGTCGGCCACCTTACCCAGGTCCACCGACAGGCTCACCATCCCCCGATGCAGCGTCGGCAGCAGGGTCCGCGACACCGTGGTCAGGGTGCCTTCAAGCTGGTTGAAGAAGACCTGCTGCACGTCCTGCTGGAGCTGATGGAACGCCGGATGAAGCTTCTGGATCTCCTTGACGAACCCCTGAGCGGAGGGCGCAAGCTTCTTCATCGCCGCATCGAACTGGGCGGCCTTCGCCGGATCGAAGGCGAACTTCAGCGCGTCCCCGACGCCCTTGGTGGCCATCTTCAGCGTCACCAGCGAGGCAGCCATGGTGCTGATCGCAGCGGGGATGGTCGCGGCCAGCGCCGTGGCCGCCGGTGCCAGCGCTGCGACCAGTTCGACGGCGAGACCGATCAGGGTCGGCATGAACGCGGCGGCCCCGAACTTGAACCCGGCGGACAGGCCCTTCCACAGCGAGTTGCCGCCCTTGCGGCCCTCCCGGTCCATGTTCGGCTCAAGCTTGTCGTCGAGACCCTTGGCCAGCTCGTCGGCGGCCCGCCCGCCCGCCTCACGCGACGACTTGTCCAGCTCGTCGAAGGGCATCCCCTTCGTCTGCTCGTCCAGCGACTCCTTGATCTTCTGTCGCAGGCCGGGGGTGAATTTGGACAGGTCGGCAAAGACCTCCACAAACGCGCGCCCCAGAGATCCAGCCATGGTCAGGATCCTACGGGCACAGGTGGGCGGGCCTGCCCCATCAGGGCCGTAAACGCATCCTCGGCGGCCCGCGCGTCGTACATCTCCTCCGTGGTCACCCCTTCAACCCCGATCGGGGGCACCCGCAGGTCGATGTCGAACTTGCTGCGCTCCTGCTCATCCATGGTCCGCACACACACCACGTAGATGGCGTTCAAGGCGGCGGCCAGCGACACCCGGTCCAGGTCCACACCCAGCCGGGTCAGCTCCCCGCCGATGATGTGCCAGTCCCGCCCGGACGAACGGATCAGCCGGTCCGCCTCCCACCACGGCCGCCCGGCAGCCGCCGTCAGCAGCTCCCGCGAGCGGGTGACGATCAGGTCCACGTCGATGTCGCCGTCCAGCAGCATGTCGCCGATCCGCTCGTCGGCGTCCCGCCCCATCAGGCCGGGGATCAGCGGCAGCGCGGTCTCCTCGTCGAGGATGGCCAGGAACCAGTCGGCGGCTGGCCGGGGTGGCACCGTGAAGGTTTCCCCGGCCAGGTCCACGTCGATTGCCCAGATCCGCAGCGCGGCGAGGGCGTCGGTCGGCACGGCTACAGCAGATCCTGGTGCGGTTCGGACAGGATCCGGTGCACCGGCTCACCCGGCACCCGGCCGCGCCGCACGATGGCGTCACGCTGCGCGGCCTGATATCCCTGCCGGTAGGCGACCTTGCGCAGGTGGTCGTGCCGCCAGAAGTGGAACGGCAGCCATACGGCCAGGGTCACGTAGGCGACCAGCTGCACCGGCCAGGGGACGTACCGGGCGATGTACTCGGTCCACGGGATGGTGCCCGCCGGATGGAAAACCCCGGCAACGACCTCCATGACGATCGCGACCAGGGTGATACCCAGGAAGATGATCGTCCAGACCAGTCGCTTGACGTTGAGGCCGCTCACGTGTCCCCCCGCTCCAGCTCATCCCGCTCGGCGATGGCCTGCCGCAAGTAGCAAGCCAGGTCCAGCGCCTCTTCATACGCATCGCGGAGCGCGTCGCGTCCGTTGAATGCCTGCAACGGGGTGCCGTACCGTTCGACGCCGACACGGAGCCGGGTTGACAGGTCATCGATGACCATGCCCTGGACGGATGGGCGCTCGCTGGGTGTCGGCATGGGCTGTTCGGTCGGGGCGGTCACCGACGCCGCCGGACGGGGGCGGCCTTCTTGGCGGGGGCGGCGGAGCCGTTGAACTTCTCGCCTGCGACCTTGATGGAGCCGAAGACGTCCTCGGCGGTCACGTTGCCGTCGATCATGGCGTCGTCGAGCCAGCCCTTGTCGTCCTCCTTGACGATCATGGCTTCGACGATCTTGCCGAGGGTGCCGAGGTCCCGGACCAGGCGGTCGCGCATCTCGTCGGTTATCTCGCCAACGTTTTCGATCTTGGGAATGCCCCGGAACGCCCGCGACAACACCACCAGCGCACCATCGGTCGGCTTGCGCATCTCGATCTCACGGCCCCCCAACGGGACCAGCACCGTCAACTCAGCCATAACTCCTCCTCCTACAGGGTCCCGCCAGAATCCGTGGCGGCCGTGCTCTGCATCTTGTAGCCCTCTTGCGCAGCGACCTCACGCAGTGCGTCCCTCAGCCAAGGCTTACCTCGCCGGGCGGGCTGATTGACCCACTTACGCACCATCGGCTGACCGTGCCAGTGGAATGCGAGGGCCTGCTTCTTCTTCGGGTAGATGACCAGCTGCCGCCGCCCCTCGTGGACGGGCAGCGCGTACTTCACCTTGTTGTTGACCTCGCCGATCTGGCGGGTCTCCGTCGACTTGAACTTGATCCCATGGGCGGCCCGCAGGTTCCCCTGGTCCACCGGGCACAGGACCTGCGCCCGGCTGAGCACCCGCATCGTTACCCGGAAGGTCTCCTTGCCCGCCATCTCATGCAGGACGGACTTGATGACCGGCCGGTAAAGCTCAACCCTTACCTGTTTCACCGGCATGCTTGGCCTCCTGAACCCGCTCCGGCGCTGCCTCCGGCGGAGCATCCCCCGACTCGGCGTGCGACGCGGGCGGCTCGTCCGTCACATCGCGAAGATAGCCGTGCTCGGTGTGCATGGTGGACCAGTTGTCAGCGGGCTGGCTGAACCGCTCCCCCCTGTTCAGGGCGTCGAAGGACACGACCACCTCGTACACCCGGTTCTTACGGCTCGTCCCCGCCATCACTTGTCTCCCATGTCCGGCTCCTCAGCAGTCCCCGCACGGTGCCATCACCGACACGGTCACCCGGATCGTACCGCCGGTACAGCCACCCTCCACCGGCAGCGGATTCCACTCCCCGACGGCCCGCCGCTGTGTCGGGGCGAAGCAGCACGCCGCCGCCCGCCGCATCAGCGTCTGATGCTGCTGCTGCGTCGTGAAGGCGGTCTGCCAGTCGGCGGTGCTGGGCGGGTCGATGTTCTCGAAACTGTCGTCGGAATCCGACCAGGGCATGCAGTACGCGGAGCCCATCTCCAGCACCACGGCGTAGGCGAGCGGCCCGCACGGCAGCCAGTCGTAATCCGGGCTCGGGAACGAATCCCACGACGGGTATACGTTCGCGACCCGCACCCAGGCCAGACCGGCGCAGCACTCGTCCACGTTCGGCCCGATCAGGGGCCCCGTGTCCGTCCCGACCCGCAGCTGAACGTATTTGGGCGGGGAGGGCAGATTGTTCATCTGCTCGGTGAGGCAGGCCAGCAGCGCGTTGGCGACCGGCGTGGCGATCGGGTCGACGGGCCCGGACGGCGAGGAGAGCCGCGCGACCATGCTGGCGTTCGCCGACAGCGCGGCGGCCACCCGCGCCTCGGTCACAGGGGAGGCCGTCAGGCTGGCGTTGGCGACCAGGGCCGCCGCCGCTCGCGCTTCGGTGACCATCGTCGCGGCCAGGCTGGCGTTGGCCGACAGGTTCGCGGCGACGATCACGTCCCCGCCGCCGGAGGCGGTGAAGGCCGGGTCGACGAAGTACGCCCCGCCGCTGAACGAGTCGTACGGATAGGTGTTGGGCGGCTGGCCGATCTTGAAGACGCCGTTGTAAAGGCCACCGAACGGCGCGGTGCGGGTCTGGAGGCCGGTGATGTGCCCGTTCACCAGCGACGACGACGCGAAGAAGTTGCTGGTCGCCACGTAGGAGACGCCGGTGGCGTTGTACGCGATCCGGTAGACGTGCGAGGTGTCCACGGACACCGGCGAAGGCAGGTAGACGGTGTTGTAGACGCTCGGCACGCATGCCGCCCCGTCGATGGCCTGACTGGACAGGCGGGTACCGGCTGGCGCGCCGTCGTCCAGGCCGTCCACCCGCCACACCTCAACGGTGATCGTCGGGTTGGTGGACTGAACGTTCGGGTGCGCGAAGAACCGGACGGCGTTGATCTGCCCGACAGTGTCGAAGGTGACCGTCGTGGCGAAGGTGCTGCCCGGCAGGCTGCCGTCGGTGAAGTTCCCGGCAGGGTTGGTGGTGAACAGGGTCGCCCCGGCGCTGGAGGCCGCCTTGATCTCGACGCCGGAAATCACCCACGCGAGCGCGCCAGCAGGGACATGCTCGGAGAGGGTGTACGCGCCGATGCCCGTAACCGGGGTGTAGCCGAAGTACTGGACGCTGTTCGACCCGACGTGACCGTCGAACAGGCCGGTCTCGACGGTGGTCAGCGGCGAGTAGGCGCGGCCTGCCGGGTCGCGGCTGTTCAGGTCGACGGAGGCCCACGACATGACCGAGTTGTCGGCGGTCGTCGTGAACCCGGAGATCATGTCCCCGCCACTACCGGTGAATACGGTGAATACGGCAGGAGTGACAGCCAGGACGGCATTGCCCCACCGTTCGACGACCATCGAATGGCGGGTGGCGGTCGTCGGCATCGCCGCAGAGATCGAAAACGATCCGGGAGATCCCGACACGGTGCACGTATAGGTCGCCGACCAGCCCTTGAACCCGCCCGGGGCAGTGATCTGGTTGGCCGTGTACGTCTGGCCGCCGCCGGACGGGGCAGCCATCGGCGCGCCGGTGTCCCACGTGGTCAGCTTGACCACGATCACTTCCCCGTTGGCCGGGGTGAAGGCAGGCGTCGTCAGCGTCGAGGTGTCGGTACCCGGGGAGTAGACCGGATACGAGGCGATCAGGTTCGGCTTGGCCATGGCCGCCGCCCTACTGCTGCGAGACGGTCAGCGTCCCAGCGAGGATCCGGACGACACCGCCAGCGTTGACGACCTGCGGCGCTACGGCAGCCCCCCACCACCAGCGGAACGGGGTTCCGTTGCTGTCCCACAGCTCCGCGCCGACGACCGTGCAGGCGGGCATGTTCGTGAACACCACGTCCGCCAAGTTGCCGACCGGCGCACCGTTCCCGACAGCCGCCGGGAACGCCACCGACTGCGGCGAGTACGTGGAGCCACCCGAGTTGGCCACCTCGGTACCGGCCGCCGAGTCGGAGCCGTTCGCCGTCATGAGCCGCGTCATGTACGGCATGGTCGGCGCGGTCGTCGAGTTGCCGGTCAGCCAGTTCAGGGCGCGGGCCTCGGCCAGGTCGGTCAGGTTGTCTGCCATCTGCTACCTCACGGCCAGGTCGTCATGCGAATAGGGGACTGATCCATCGAGAAGACCTGCGGTGACTGTGCGAGACGGCCAGGGTTGAACTGCACCACCAGCTGGTCGACCTCGTTGAGGCCGGTCAGCCCACGATCAAGATACGTGTTCACGCCGGGGAACTGCACCGAGACGCCCTGGCGGGTCAGTGACTGCATGCGCTGCGGCAGGCGGCACGGCTGCCCGGCGATGGCCTTGCCGATCTCGCAGGCCAGCAGACTCGCCGCGTCCAGCGCCTCAGCAGGCACCGGGCGGCCGAACACGCCGACGACGGACCAGGTGTTCGCCACGCCCAGGTTCTTGTCGAGGTCCTGGCACTGCGGCCAGCACGCGCCGTCGGTGCGCACCAGCCAGCGGCCGTTGTCGACCCGGTACGCCGACGGGTCCACGGTCGCGCCATCGACGGTTACGGAGGTGACGGACACGGTTCGGGGAAGCTCCACCTCGCAGGTGGCCCCGCAGCAGTTGATGCCCCGGCAGCCCGCGTTGTGCCAGACGCCGTTGGAGATGTAGAGCGGGTAATAGCTGCTGCCCTCGTCGGTGCCCCACGGGTTGAGCAGGTTCACCGGGTACGTCTGGTACAGCGGCGGCAGGCCCGGCGCGTTGCAGGGCCTCAGCGTGGCCGTGACGGTCCCGAACTGGCGGCCCGTCAGCGAGTACAGGGTGAACGCGGCCAGGCGCAGAGCAAGGGCCTGCTGGTCCCCCGACAGGGCCGTCCAGGTCGTCGAGCAGCCCGCGAAGTTCGTGACGGTCCAGCCGTCCGGCACCGCGCTAACCATCACCCCTCCTTATGTGTGATGGGGGCCGCCTCGCTCCCGTGGCGGCCCCCATCACGTCCCGGCCTAACCCCCCGACCGGAAAGGCTCAGCTCGCGCAACCGCACGAGGCGGCAGGCGGAGCCAGGTACGTCCACTGAAGGTGCCGGTGCGTGTCGCTCGGCAGAGCGATCAGCAGCTTCTCGGAGATCCCAGTGGTCATGTTGGCGAGCACGTTCTTGGGGCCGGTGCCCCAGTTGGTGCCCTGCTTGGTGCGGCCCTTCACCGAGAACGACACCGCGCCGTTTTCGATCTTCAGGTCGCCGACAGTGCCCTCGACCACGTTCGGCAGCAGGAAGTAGCCGTACGGCACCAGCGAGAACGTGCCGAGCGTGACGCACGTCGGCGCGGAAATGTTCGTCCACACCTCCAGCGCGAACTGCCCGGCCGCGTAGTTACTGGTGCGCGTCTGGAAGCCGACCGCCTTCGGCGACGCCGAGTCGTCCAGGACCAGCGTCGAGCCGGTCACCAAGTTGAACAACTCGGGGTCGACGTTGCAGAAGGTGATCGTCACATCGATCCACTTCAGCTGCTTCGGCGACTTCTCGTTGACGCACATCAGACCGGCCGCGTTCAGGACAACGATCTCCTGACCGGACTCGACCTGATCCTGCATCTCCACCGACACGAAGCCGGTCGAAACGGCCGACACGCAGGAACCCGTAGCCGGGGTACCACACGAGTTGATCGTCTGGACCCGCATGGTGGTGCCCTGGATAGGGACCTGACATACGGCCGTCATCTGCTACTCCCTGGTGGCCTTGCCCGGCCGCGTCTTGCGGACCGGCGGGGTGTTCGGGTCGTTGTCGTTGTCGGCTTCCGCCGACTCGTCCTCGGCGGGCCAGCGGTCGGCGCGGTCGGCCTCGAAGGCGTCGGCGACGTCCTGCGGGACGCGGAAGGACAGACCGGCGTCGTGCTCGCCGCGCTGCGCCTCAACGGTCCGGGCGTCGTAGCCCTTCTCGTCGGCCAGCTCCAGCAGGCGGCCCGAGACTTCACCCTCAGGCTCGTTCTGGTTGACGATCACGATCGCGATCGGGTAGTCGGTTCCAGTAGGCATGATCAGCTCCTTATTCCGTGGTGTAGGCGAGGACCGAGAGCGTCGTGGAAGCCGAGCCGACGTCAGGCCCGACCACCCACAGACTCTCTCCGCTTACCCGGAAGGGGCCGCTGAACAACAGCGCCGAGTCGGACGGGTTGACGTCCTCATCGCCGATGTACGCGGGGGCAGGGCCGGAGCCGGTGACGAACATTTCGTACGCCTGCGCAGTGTCTTCGCCCGCCAGTAGCTCCACTGCCGGATCCCCCGCGTGCAGGACGATCTTCTTGCTGACCAGCATGCGTATCTCCTACCACTGCGCCGTGGAGGCTGCCGGGTTGGTGCCCCGCGTCATGCTGTCCAACTCGACCAGCACGAAGAAGGCCACACAATCCACGGTGATCGCCATCGCCTGCGAGGCGACGGTCTGCCACGCGTTACCGGACCTGTCGAACGTGCGCTCCGGCGGGCTGACGTACACCTTCGGGTCCCGCCACACCGTGGTCACGCCGGTGGCCACCAGGTAGGCGGTACCGGCCGCCGGTGGGACCGCGTCGTTGGTGGGCTTGTTGCCGGAGTAGCCGCGCCCGAACGACCACACGTTGCCCATCGGCGTCAGCTGCGGCAGCAGCGGTGACCCCTTGGTGGCGCGCACCGGGATCGGGGCGAGCGACCGCTCCACCACGTACGGAGCGACCAGCGGCCGGGCGTGCAGGATGCCCGGGTAGCTGTAGGCGGCCAGCGCGTCCTCCAGCAGGCCGACACCGTATTCGAGCGTGACGGCCGTGCCAGGCGTCGGGGTGACGTCCAGGATGCCGGGGTTCGAGGTGTTCGTGTTGCCGTTGAACTCCGTGCGCTGAAGCACCGACTGCACGTCGGCGGTACCGCCCCAGAACGCCTGTTCGGCGATGTACTGGGAGTTGTCGTTCAGCCGGATGCGGGCGCGCCGCTCAACCTCGGTCGCGTCGTACGGGACCGCGCCGATCTTGAGGGTGGCGATGTTCTGGAACGGCAGACCGACCGCTGTCGCGTCGCAGCCGTCGATCGGCAGCAGTCCGCCGTTGACGGTCGCACCGGAACAGGAGGCCGCCGCCCACAGGTGCGAGTTGCCGCAATGCTCCTGGACGTAGGTGACGCCGCCGATGTCGCCGTGGTCCGGCATGTCGAAGGGGCCGTTGGCCGCCGTGAACAGGCCGTAGCGGATGTTGCCGACCGCTGGCTGGTCGACGATGACCGGCCCGGCCATCGGGGTGAGAGCTGCCACCGGGGTTTTCCCTCCTTCCCGTGGTTGGGTTCCTGGGGGCCGCCCCAAGGTGACGGCCCCCAGAAGTCTCGGTTACGGGTTGGTCGGGAACAGGCCCTGGGTGAGGACCGTCGACTGCGCGTTGAGCGCGTAGGCACCCGCGCCGTCCGGGATCAGGCCGCCACCGATGTTGCCGATGGTGTAGACGCGGCTGTCGAAGCAGGTCTTGGCCGCCAGGATGCCCTGCTCGGTGAACAGCTGGGTGGTCTTGTTCTGCGCCAGCAGGGTGCTGTCGTAGACGGTGTCGAGGGTGATGATGTCGGCGTTGCCACGCACCCAGGTACCGGCCGCGTACAGCAGGAACTGCATGGTGTGCGGGAAGTCCTGCACGAAGTCGGTGGACGTCGAGGACTGGCCGAACTGCTGCCAGGCCGACGGCGCGCCGGTCGGGTAGGCCGCCCAGTAGTAGGCGTCCTGCCAGTCGTAGATCCACTGGACGCGGGCACCGCGCACGGCGAGCCAGGAGTTGATGCGCTCCATGGTCAGGTTGAACTGGTCGGTGGTCGCGTCGCTGTCGTAGAAGTTCTTACGCGCGATGTCGGACCGGATCCAGGCCAGCGCCCAGTATGGGAACACGACTTCCAGGGTGGCGTTGAGCGACATCCGCTGGCGGTACTTGTAGTCCATGATCGCCATGTCCATGGCGGTCAGCAGGGTCGTGACCACGGAGTGGTCGGTGGCCCAGGTGGTGCCAGCGCCGGGGGTGTGGCTGGTGGTGCCGCTCGGCAGGGCGAGGGCGGTCGAGCCGGTCACCAGGGCGTTGATCATGAACTGGTTGATCTTGTGGGTGTGCGCGACCATCGCACCCCGCACGAACCGGGCGATCAGCTCCGGGTAACCCCGCAACTGAAGCAGGTCCGTCTGAATCGCCAGACCGTCCGCCTCCAGGCGGGTGTCCGTGAACGACGGGCACGGCACCGGCATCGTCGGCTTCGTGACACCCGAGATGATCTGCGCCTCGGTGTAGTGGAAGTACCCCGAGCCGGTGTAGATCGAAGAGAAGTCCGGGCCGGTCGTGTACTTGATGCCACCCCGCGAAACGTTGATCTCCGGAATGTCCAGCAGGCCGTCCGACGACTCCAGCTCACACAGGTCATAGATGACCTCCGACGGGGCACACCAGCCCGTACCGGCCGCCGTCAGCGAGTTCGGCGCACCGGCCGCCTGAGCCTGCTTGCGCTTGATGTCCACCGACGCCAGCAGCGAGCCGCCCGGCAGGCGGGACTCCTTCGACGCGAACTCGATGACCCGCGTCGCGTCCTCCTGGAGGCCACCCGACGCGGTCAGCTCCTTCGGGTACTCCAGCTTGAACTGCGCGATCGGGTCACGCCGCGAACCACCGGCACCACCGAACGCCGAGTACTGGAGGAACCGCTTCTCGACCGCCGCGCCGACCTTGTCCCAGTTCAGCTCCTCGCCGACCTGGAAGTCGGAGTTGTTGGCCCCGGCGAGGATGACGGCGGGTGCCTGACGCGGCACAGCGTCGGTCGGAACGGCGGCAGGGGCAGTCTGGGAGGCCACCTCGGCGACACCCGGCGTCGCAGGCTTGGCAGCTGCGGCAGTGGTGGTCGCGGGGGCAGGCGTCTCCACGGTGCCCTCGGGGGCGTCCGGCTCGTCGGTGTCGTCATCGTCGCCGAGGCTGTCGGAGAGGGCGGCGAAGGCACCAGCCGCGCCACTGCGGCGGCTGCGCTCCTCGTCGACACCCTTGGTGATGGTGGTCAGCTCGCGCATCGTCGCGATGTCGTCGGCGGTGACGTCGGAGACGTCCATGTCCGCGTATCCGGCGGCTGCGTCGCGGACCTGCGAGCGGATCGAAGTCAGGTCTTCCGTGGAGAGCGTGGAGAAGGCGTAGGAGCCGTCCTCGTTCTTCGGAACCTGGAAGGGCAGGTTAGGCACTGCGGTCTCTCTTCAACTTCGAGCGCTCGGCCGGACCGTGGCAGCACCGATACACCTGGCCGCGATCATAGCGGGTACCCTGCGCTTTACGGAGGAGGAGGCCGTAAACATGTCGGAAACTCATGATCATTTCACGCCTGATGCGTTGGACGAGAGCATCAGGCTGGCCGAGGTAATCGGTGCAAAACTTCACCTCGACCGGGCCGTCAACCCGCGCGCCGGAGAGAAGGTGTGCATCGGCACCCCACACCTCAACGAGGCGGGCTGGAACTACGTCGAGTCACTCTGGCGGATGGCCGCCTACGACAAGGCCCACGGGAACCACCTGCTGCACAACTCCGGGCTGATGAACAACGGCTCGTTCTGCCCCGTCTGGGGCCGCTCCATGGAGCTGTCGCACGCCCGCAACACCGCGACCGCCGCGTTCCTGTCCAGCGAATCGGACTGGCTGCTCTGGATCGACTCCGACATCGGCTTCGAGCAGGACGCCCTGGAGAAGCTGCTGGACCGCGCCCATCCCGACACCGCGCCGATCGTCGGCGGGCTGTGCTTCATCGAAGGCGACTACACGCACGACATGCGCGGCGGGCTGCGCTCCAGCCTCGCCCCCACCCTGTACGACTGGGCCTGGGTCGAGCCGAAGAACGGCATGCCCGGCGCGTACAAGATGGTCACCCGCTCGTCATGGCCGGAGGACATCGCAACCCGGGTCGGGGCGACCGGCTGCGGCCTGCTGCTGACCCACCGGTCCGTCTACGAGAAGATCTCCTACTGGCTGCGGGAGCAGGGCGCACCCCCGCACATCTGGTTCGACCGGATTCCCGGCCCCGACGGTGAGCTGTGCGGCGAGGACGTGTCGTTCTGCCTGCGCGCCCACCAGGTGGATCTGCCGGTCCTCGTGCACACGGGCGTGACCACCACCCACCAGAAGACGATCTGGTACGGGGTGCCGGAGTACAAGGCGAAGCCGTTCACGCCGCCCGCGTCGAACCTGCTGCTGCTGCCCCCGGACCAGTGGCCGAAGCTGATGATCAACCAGAACGCCGTCGAGCAGGCCGCCCGCAACTCCCCCATGGGCGAGAAGCAGGTTCCGGAGACCACCGAAGAGGTGGCCATCATCGTGCCAGTCGCGCAGCGGAACAACAGCGCCACGTTCCTGGAGAGCCTCGAAGCGTCCCTCACGGAGCAGCAGCGCCGGACCGTGGCCGTATACGTGATGACCGACGAGGACGACGACCACACCGAGCAGTCCTGGTACCTCGCGTCGCTCGATCACCACCTGACAACGGCCATCGACCACCACCGTTATCCGCGCCCGATGGGTTCCTTCGCCGAGAAGGTGAACCGGGGCTACGAAACCTCCTGGCAGCCGTGGATCTTCCTGGTCGGCGACGATGTCCGCTTCCACAAGGGCTGGCTGGACCACGCGATGGAGACGGCCAGGTCCACGGGCAAGGCCGTGATCGGCACCAACGACCTGGGCAACCCGGCGGTCATGGCCGGGACGCACGCGACCCACATGTTCATCCGCCGTGACTACGTCGACATCGAGGGCGCGTCGTGGGACGGTCCGGGCGTCGTCTGCCACGAGGGATACCGGCACTGGTTCGTTGACGACGAGATCGTCAACGTGGCGAAGATCCGCGACCAGTGGGCCCCGAGTCTGTCGTCTCACGTCGAGCATCTGCACCCGTACTGGGGCAAGGCCGAGCGGGACAAGGTGTACGCCATCGGCGCGGCGGCGGCGGACGGTGACGCGGGCCTTTGGGCGGAGCGGGTGCGGCAGTACGCAGGAGGAGAGTCATGATCGAAAACGAGAGGCAGTTGCCAGTCAAGCTGCACCCCTTCCCGCATCTGGTGGCGGACGGGCTGTTCCACGACAGCATCCTGGAGAACGTCCTGAAGGAGTTCCCCGCGCCCGACGCGGCAGGCTGGCGTTCGTTCTCCAACAGTACGGAGCGGAAGCTGGAAGGCAGCAGCCCGCGCATGTGGGGGGTGGCCACAACGCTGGTCCTGCGTCAGATGGAGCTTCAGGCCCCCGGTCTGGCGAAGGCGTTCGGTACGCCGCCGCTGACGATGGAGACGACCGGCGGGGGCTACCACCTGATCGAGCCGGGCGGCTACCTGGCGATGCACGCCGACTTCTCCCGCTCCCCCGCGACCGGCCTGTACCGGTGGCTGAACATGCTGGTCTACCTCAACCATGACTGGGATGAGGAGGGCGGCTGCCTTCAGCTCTGGGACGACGACGGCCCGGCCGTCACGGTCGCACCGCAGTTCAACCGGACCGTCGTGTTCCGCACCTCCGGATCGTCGTGGCATGGGCATCCCGTGCCGAACACCCGGCCGCGCCGTTCGGTGGCCGCCTACTTCTACGCCTCGGAGCCGCCGCCCGGCTATGCGGGTGACCACTCGACCCGCTGGCACCCGAAGGCGGGGCAGCCCGGTGCATGAGGCAGTCCTGGCCTGGGTGGGCCAGTTCCGGACCGATGAGGATCTGGCTGTGCTGGACATCGGCGGCCGGGACCTCAACGGCAGTACGCGCGTCCTGTTCCCGAACGCGAACCCGTATCACGTCCTGGATCTGCGGCCCGGCAAGGGCGTCGACTTCGTCGCCGACGCGGCCGACTGGCGGCCTGACCGCCGGTACGACCTCGTCGTGTGCACCGAGACGTTCGAGCATGCCGAGAAGTGGCGGGAGATCATCCTGACCGCCTGGGATGCGCTACGGCCCGGCGGCTGGTTCATCTTCACCTGCGCCGGACCTGGGCGGCCGGAACACTCCGGTGTTGAGGCGGTGTGGGGTCTGATCGACGGCGAGTGGTATGCCAACGTGTCGCCGGAGGAGATCCGCGAGGAGTTGCAGGATCAGGGCTGGGTGGAGATCGAGGCCCGTACGCACGGCCTGGACACCCAGGGCAAGGCGGTCAAGCCGTACGAGACTCCGCCGCTGATCCGAGCGGAAGAGGTTGTGATCGGCGACCAGAGCTTCCGCGACGTGATCCTGACGGTCGGACCGATGACGCGGACTTCTGGCAGGCCGGGCACTTCCTGACGTGCAGCGGCTGGCCGGTCTGGGACTCTCCGTCGAAGACCAGCCAGCCGCGTACGCGCAGTGCATCGTTCGAGGCCCATGCCCCGGTCAGGCAGGTGTCGCACGCCTGATGTTCGCGGGCTTCCAGTTCGACTTTCAGCTGGGCTGTGACGTCGAACAGGGGCTCCATTACCGCCTCCCGACCGTCTCGATGACGGCGGCGATCAGGAACACGATGACGAACGCGGCGGCGAGGGCGATCAGGTAGGGGCTGAGGATCAGCAGGATCAGGCCGATCGCGAACGGGTGACGCCGGGCGACGTGGTTCATGGGGGCTCCTCCTTGGGGTCTGTCTGCCTTGAGGATACATCGCTTGCGCATCCCGTCAACCGCGTGTATGCTGATAGCAGACGACATCGGGTTGCTGGTGAACAACGTCGTTAAAGGTGGAAACCAGCACAGCAGTAAGGCGTTGCGGACCAATGTCCGTTCGGGTGATCCCAGAGATCGGAAGACCCTGCATCCACTGGCCATGCCAGCAAGGAGGGTTAGCGCCTACAACTGAATCGGGGACCGGCCAGGACCCCCGGCGGAGAAGGCGATTGAGTCGCGCCGCTGGGCCGTAGAGCCTGGTCAGGTCCCCATCTTCTTGGGCCTGTAGCTCATTGGGGAGCGCCGCTGCGGCGGGAGGGGGGCGGGTTCGATTCCCGTCAGGTCCACGGGGAAATTCCCCCTCCGATCGGAGGAATTCATGCGCAACAAGATCTGGGCGGCCTTGGCGGCGTTCGCGGCGATGTCGTTGGCCGTGTTCGGCTTCGCGGCACCGGCGATGGCCACGGGCGGGCCCTACATGAACTGCGCCTACCTGAACGTGTGCCTGTTCCAGAACATCAACTACAACGCCAACCAGTGGCACAGCTCGATCGCCAACATCGACCTGCACACCAACGAGTGTCTGACCATCCCGCCCGCTCAGTACGCCGACGGCAACAACGTCAGCGACGGGTCCAGCTCCCTGGTGGTCAACAGCGACACGGCCAACGGAAACCCGTGGCAGTACTACACGATCTACTTCTTCAACTGGATCAACTGCAACTCGGACGGCGGGGTCCGGGCGTTCCCGATGACGGCCATCACCCACATTCCGAGCCTCTACAGCTGGAGCTACTACAACGTGCCATCGATCAGCATGGCGCGGACGATCACCAGCATCGAAGTCATCCCGAACAGCTTCGCCCCGAAGAACGGCGTCCCGACCAGCTGACCCCAGACACACGAAAGGCCCGGCCCCAAGGGAAGAGGGGCCGGGCCTTTCGTGTGTCTTCAGGACGTCTTACGCCAGGTCGAGCCGGGGTTCTTCGCGGCGAACACCGTCACCTCGGTCTCCTTCACGGCGCTGAACGTCTTGAGCAGCTTGCCGTTGGCGTCCTTCACCTCATAGTTGGCGAGCGCCGAACCGCCGCCACCGCAGTTGCATCCCATAGGGACCTCCTCCTACTCCACCAGGGCGACGAGAAGATCGCCCACGGCCTCAGCATAATCGGCCGCGCTGGAGTCGGCCGTGGCCGACGCGAGCAGCTCCCGCCACTCGGCGGCCCGCGCCTGCTGCTCGGCGATGGCCGCATTCTCGGCCGCCATACCCCGCGCGACAGCCCGGCCCAGCGCCTCCATGTCGACGCCGCCCGGAAGGCCCTGCTCTTCGTCGTCGATGACGCGGGGGAGGACACCTGCGGCCGTCAGGGACAGCACCTCGTCGTCCTCGGTAAAACCGCTGATCATCGAGGCGACCAGGACCCGGGGGATGGGGAAGCCTGCCGTGTTGACGTGCAGGGCGGCCACCATCTCCAGGTTGCCGCCGATCCGCCGCCAGTCGCCCGACAGGGGTGCGGCGCGCATGGCCCGGACAGCGGTGTCGTCGGCGTCAGGGGCGAGGGTGCCAGACACCCAAATGCCATGCTCGTCCTCACCGGCGCGCACGAGGGCACCGACGTTGGACGTCTGGTCGTAGTGCTCGGCCGCCGCCCGGTAGCCGAGGTTCGGCTGAGCGTGCCCGCCGCCGTATGTCAGGCGGCCCACAGCGACCCGGGAGCCGTCATCGGTGGCCACCTCGCCGGTGTGGAAGTAGGCGTACGACGTGAGGGACTTGGGTGGCTTGACGCAGGAGTCGCCGATGCCGACGTGGCAGGTGTCCCAGACGGCGACGTGCCCGTAGACGCGGCCGTCGTCGCCGATGTGCAGCGGGGTCGGGCCGGGCAGCTTCGGGTCGTCGAACCAGCCCTTGGGAGGGGCGACCGGGGCGGCCCCGGCCATGAGCGCGGCCATCTTCTCTCCGGCCTTCCAGTTGTCGGGCAGGCTGCCCTCGCAGCCCTTGCGCTTCGCGATGGCCGTCAGGCGGCTCTTGAACTCGGCGTACGGGATCTTCGGGTTGGCCCGGCCGTACGAGGAGACCGCGTCGGGGATGTCGGCGCAGGAGGCGATCGGGAAGCGGCGGCCCTTCGGGTCGACGAAGTCCGCGTCGTCGAGCTTCTTACGCACGGCGGTCTTGGTGACGTCGGGCCCGCCGGGGGCGTAGTCGCTGTCTCCCCGATAGGTGCCGCCGCCCTGGGCCTGCTCGCCGTCGGTGCCCTGCATCTCCGGCTGGTTGGCCTTGTTCGGGCGAGGCAGCTTCTTCGCGAACTCCTCGAACTCGGTATCCGAGAGCCAGATGCCGGATCCGAACTCCTCGTCGTCCTGGTTGCCCTTGACCTTCTCGGGATCAAGCTTGCGCTTCTTGGCGGCCATCTCGCCGTCGTTTTCGATCTTGTCGTCGCTCGGGTCCACACCGCCCCACTCGACTCCGGCCCAGTCGAACAACCCCGCCATGTCAGTGAAGTCGGCGGCCGTTGCCATCATCGCGGAGGAGGTGGTGCCGTCCACGTTCGGATCCGACGAGTCGATCGGGGTGAGCTTCGCGTGCCCGGACAGTTCGGCGAACGCGGGAATGTGCACCAGCGTGGCCGACGCCATCCGGCCCGAACGGATCATCCGCAGGCGTGGCCCGTCGTAGGCCTCTTCGGCCATCACCGGATCGGAGCCGCAACCGCAGTCCCCGCCGCTGGCCTTCGAGTGGGCCATCTTCGCGGCCTTCAGCTTCCCAGCCTGCATCTTCTTCCAGGCGGTGTACGCCTTGGGCTCGGGGACGTGCTCAACTTCCTGCTGGTCGAGGTCGACGCTGGGTCCGATGACCTTGTTCTCGGTGAACTTCTTCGCGGCGATGGCCGCGTTGCGCACCTCGTCGGGCCACGACTCGTCGTCGTAGAACTCTCCCTTGGCCGGGAGGAGGCCGTCCTTCTCCCGGCCAATCTTGGAGATGTGCCCGACGATCACCGCGTTCTGGTGGCCGCCGGAGTCCTGGGCGACGTACCGGAACGGGAGCGGCAGGTCCCGGTGCCCGAGAGCGCCCGGGTCGAACTGGCGGCCGTCGCCGGTGGGCTTCCCGATGACGGCGAGCGGCATCTGCCAGGCGGTTCCCATGCGCTACCCCTTCGGTCGTTGCCGACCAGGATACGGCTAGGAGAGCTTCGGGGGATCAACAACCTGCTGGGGGCGGGGAACGGATCCGGCCCGGCCGGTGTCGTGGCGGATCCCGGCCCGCACGGCCGAGTCTTTCCCGGCGATCAGGCCGTTGAGTGCCGTGGCCAGCTCGGGGGAGTCGGTGGTGATCCGCTGGATGATGCGCACGGCTGCCTCATAGAAGGGCATCGAGTACGCCTGGAGCTGTTCGGGCAGGTGGGTGAAGGTGAGCCACTGGAGTCCGTCGGCGATGCCGGGGTGGCGGCCCTCGGTGACCATGCGGGCATGTTCGGGACTGCCGTACTCGGGGATGTCCATGTTGGTGATGGGCATGCTTCTTCTCCTTAGGCACCGAGCAGGCCAGCGATGACGCAGCCCGTCCCGACGATGATCAGTGCGATGCCCAGGGACAGGTCGGCCACCAGTGCGGCGACCGGGCCGGGCCGGTACATCGTCTTGAGTGAACGGTCCTTCAGGGCGGTGCTCACGCCTTCACCCACTTGTACGTCTGATGCCCGTCGCTGTCGATGCCGCTCGGCTGGCAGGACAGGCTGACCCGCTTGCTGCCGTTGGTGTGCGTGTAGTACTCGCCGGGGTTGTCGCACTTCTGGCCAGCGGCCGGGTCGCAGCCGGTCACGACCATCAATGCGAGCACGGCGAAGGCGGCGAGGGCGATCAGGGGACGGATGTGGTTCATGAGGGTTTCTTCCTTCTGTCGGTCGACATGGTACAGCCCCCCACCCAGGTGGATGAGGGGCTTCCGTGCTGGGGAGTTTCAGCGGTGCGTAGCGGCCGTCAGCTTGGCGGTCAGACCGTCCAGCTCGTTCCGGTACTCCAGGTTGCCGATCCAGTGCGACGGGAACGCCTTCAGCCCGTACGCGGCACCCGCCAGAGCGCCCGTGATCGAGGCGATGCTGTCCGAGTCGCCGTCGGTGAACGCGGCCCGCCGGAGGGCGTTGGTCGGGTCGTCGGGGAAGCACAGCAGGGTGTGCAGGGAAGCGGCAAGGGCCTCTTCGGCGATCCAGCCGCCCCCGGCCACGTCGCACGGGTCCTGCTCCTGCTTGCGGGGCCGGTCGTAGATGCCCAGCAGGGCGTCGATGACTTCGTCCCAGCCCCGGTTGATGTACTCCTTCGGGGACCGGGCGGCAGCCCTGGAAGGCATGGGCAGCGGGGGAAGCTCAGCAAGGGTCAGCCCTGCCGCGTCCTCCCACCAGTTCATCCGGCGGGCGGCCAGCGGCTTCGGCTTGAAGACCGGCTGCGGCGGGACTGCCTCCCAGATGTGGCCGAGCCACTCACCGTGGTACGTGTCGCGCTGGTCGTAGGCGTAGGCCAGCAGGTGGTCGAGCAGTGTCTCTCCGGGCTGGGCGAAGCCCTCCAGCAGCATCCGGACGGCGACGGCGGTCAGCTCTGCGGCGGCCAGGGCGGTGGGGTGGCCGTGGGTGATGGCGGCCTGGAGCTGTGCGGCCCCGGCCAGCTGCGCCCAGGTCCAGTCGGTGCGCAACGCCAGGGGGGCGACGCGCATGTTGGCCCCGTTGCCCTTGGAGTTGGGGCGTGACGCGAGCTGCCACTGTGCCGGGTTGCGCTGGAGCGAGGAGACGGCCCCCATGCAGGTGCTGCCGGGGGCCCGCTTGCCGTCGGTGCTCTTGGGGTCACGCTGCCAGGCGATGAACTCCATCACGAACTGGTAGGTGAGGTTTTCGGGGGTGGGCTTGCCGAGGGCGGCCTTGGCGACGGCGATGGACATCTGGGTGTCGTCGGTGACGATGCCCTGCTGGGGCCGGTTGAGGCCGACCTGCTTGCGGAAGGGGGTGCCGAACTTGGCGATGGCGCTGGCCTTCATGAACTCGGTGGGGCGGCCGAGGGCGTCGCCGTAGGCGAGGCCGAACATGATGCCTTTGCGGCGGTCGGCGGTCGGGTTCTTCATGTCTGTCTCCTCCTGGTTGTGCTTCAGGCGTGGTTGCGGCGGGCGACTTCCTCGTTCGACTTCTTGATGGCGTAGGTGAGCATGTCGCCTTTGATGCCGGTGTTGAGGGCGTTCAGGAGGGCGTTTCCTTCGGCGGTCAGCGGCCCGATGGGGACGATCGCCATGGTCGCGGCGGGGGTCTGGGTGGTCTGCTTGCGGCCGAAGAGCTTCATTTACTGCCTCCTTGATGTATGCCCTTAGCCTACACCCTACTTGACGATCCTGTCAAGCCGCTCCTTCAGCACCTCCCGCACCTCCTTGACGTACACCTCCCGATCGACCGCCGAACGAGTCGGTGCAGCCTTCAACGTCCCCCGCGACACCAGCTCGTGCACCCACTGCCGCGAGCAGTCCAGCACCGCAGCCGCTGCCGTCCGGCTCAGCGAATCCCGGCCGAACCCGCCAGCAGCGAACAACACCCGGCCCAGCGGCAGGGCCCAGAACTCCGTGCTGTCGAGGTCGCCCGGGTCGACGACGCTGCGCACCTTCGCGACAGCCGCCGGGTCCTCGTTACGCAGGCCCTCAGCGAGGACGTGCGCGGTGGTCAGGAAGTGCTCCTGGGGGTCCTGGAAGTAGTTGTCCCCGAAGGCGACCTTCCAGCGGATGTGCAGCAGGGCGAGCCGTTCGGCCAGGTCGGTGGTGACGTCTTTCATGATGTCCTCCTCGGGACGCAGGAGGCCCCGGCCGAAGCCGGGGCCTCACGGTGGTGGGGGTCAGCCCGCCGCGTTGAGCAGCCGGGCCAGCAGGACGTGCAGGCGGGGAACGACGTAGGTGTAGACCGAAACCTCGTTCACCCGGGCCGGGGAGACGCCGAGGGGGGCACCGTCGGCGTCCTCCAGGATCTCGGTGGTGATGGCGAAGCGTCCGGCGGTGTCCTGGGTGTCGGGGACCAGTCGGCCAGAGCGCTGGATGCGGATGATGCTTTGCGGGTCGGCGGTGTCGCACAGGATGTCCATGACGGGCTTGCCTTCGAGGACGACCAGGTGCCGGGCGACGGTGCCCGTGGTGCTGTCGTACTTGATCTCGTCTGCGCTGTGTCCGAGCTTCATGGTGTTCTCCTCCGGGTCTGTCAACCTGTGTAGACCCATCATAGACACCACTTGACGCAGACGTCAACCCTTCTTGGCAACCTTCTTCGCCGCATCCCGCAACGACTGCCCAGCCCGGATCACCGGACGCAGCCCCCGCAGAAACGCCCCCGCCTCCTTGCCGCTCATCCCGCTGCCCTTACCACCGGTCGGCTCATCCACCAGCCTCAAACCGAGATCCCCATAGTGGTCGTCCAGGTGCTGCTGCTTCGGGTCGATCTGCTCAGCCATCACTTGTCTCCTACGATCCGAACCCGCAAAACCGTGTGGCCGCCCGTGGTCTTCTCCACGGACAACACCTTGAACTTCGTTCCCGCCGCCAACAGCATCTCGTTCTCCTGGTTCTTGAAGTGCGAGACACCGTTCACGAACGCCGCCGGGGTGCCCTTCGGGGCCTCGATGATCAGCTGGAGCGGCTGCCCGGAGAAGTGGCCACTCGATCCGGCGACGGTCGTCGACACGAACGCCGGATCCTCGAAGGTCTTCCCGAGCAGCTTGTGCGGGTCGCTCTGGAACGACTTCAGCTCGGGCGGCCAGCCGGTGCCACGCTTCAGCAAGGTGTGCTGCGGGAGGGGCATCATCGCGGACTGAATGGTGACGACCGTCTGCTTCGTCGACTGGCTGGCCGAGCCTTCGCCGCGCAGATACGAGTTGTACGTGTGGTACGAGCTGCCCGTGTACGACTTGATCGCGGACTTCTGCTCCGCCGACCACTTGATCCC